TCGGCCGTAAACACGTAGACGTTGGCGCTGGGGTCCGTGTACTGGGTGGCCCCGGCCGCTTGCGTGGTGACCACGGGTGTCACGACGCCGTTGGTAATCCGAGTCACCGACACGTAGTAGCAGAGACCCGCCGTCTGGTAACTGAAGGCCACCGCACGGTTGTTCACGGTAGTAAAGGTCTGGAAGACGGCCGCGGAAGCGTCGGGCGACACCACCGTGGTCCGTACGGCGTTGACCACGTTGGCCGCTTTGATCGCGTTATAAGGGGTCAACACGTAGGCGTAGCTGTTGTCGGCCGTAAACACGTTCGTACTGGGGTCCGTGTACAGGGTGGCCCCGGCGGCCTGGGTAGTCACGACCGGGGTCACGACGCCGTTGACAATCCGGGCCACCGACACGTAATAGCAGAGCCCCACCGTCTGGTAACTGAACGCCATAGTCGTATTGGACACGGTGGTAAAGGCCTGGAAGACGGCGGCGGAGGCGTCCGGCGAGGTGGGCGGGGTCCGACTGACGTTGGCCACATTGACTGCCTTGACCGCATTGAACGGGGTCAGCACATAGGCGTAACTGGTATCCGCCGTAAACACGTACACGTTGGCACTGGGGTCCGTGTACTGGGTGGCCCCGGCCGCCTGGGTCGTCACGATCGGGGTGACGGTCCCGTTGACAATACGGGTCACCGACACATAATAGCAGAGACCCGTCGTCTGGTAACTGAAGGCCACCGCACGGTTGTTCACGGTGCTAAAGGCCTGGAACACGGCCGCGGAGGCGTCCGGGGACACCACGGTGGTCCGTACAGCGTTGACCACGTTGGCCGCTTTGATCGCGTTGAACGGCGTCAGCACGTAGGCGTAGCTGTTGTCGGCCGTGAACACGTTGGTACTGGGGTCCGTGTACTGGGTGGCCCCGGCGGCCTGGGTCGTCACGACCGGGGTCACGACGCCGTTGACAATCCGGGCCACCGACACGTAATAGCAGAGACCCGCCGTCTGGTAACCGAAGGCCATAGTCGTATTGGACACGGTCGTAAAGGCCTGGAAGACGGCGGCGGAGGCGTCGGGAGAGGTGGGCGGGGTCCGACTGGCGTTGGCCGCATTGGCCGTCTTGACCGCATTGAACGGCGTCAACACATAGGCGTAGCTGGTATCCGCCGTAAACACGTAGACATTCGCACTGGGGTCCGTGTACTGGGTGGCCCCGGCCGCCTGGGTCGTCACCACGGGGGTGACGGTGCCGTTGACGACGCGGGTCACCGAGACGTAGTAGCAGAACCCCGTCGTCAGGTAACTGAAGGCCATGGCCCGATTGTTCACGGTGGTAAAGGCCTGGAAGACGGCCGCGGAGGCGTCCGGCGACACCGGCACCGTCGTGACCACTCCACCAATATTAGGCGCATACGCCGCATTGAACGGGGTGATTTTGTAGGCATAACTGCTGTCGGCGGTGAATAATGGCCACGGATCGCGATACACCCCTGCCCGGGGGAGCTGGGCGATTCCGCCCTGGGGGTCGTCCACGCCGTTCAATGTGCGTACAACACTGACATAATAATAATGGTTGGGTCCGTCTGCATAGGTAAACGTGAGGGCCGCATTGGTGACCGAAGTGAAAGCGGTAAACACCACATTGGCCGGATTAGACACTACCGGGGTCGTGATCACCGTGCTGGGCGTGAATTGATTGTTATTGTTGTAGGGCGTAATCACATAGCAGTACGAATTATCGGCGTAATACGGTTTGTAGGCAGTGTCGGTATAAGACGTCGCGGTGATGGCCCCCGTGGACGGATACAGCGTACCGTTGACCTTGGGGGCAATCCTGACGTACGAAAAGGTCGTATTGTCCAAATAAGAAAACGAGATGCTGTTCAGCGACACGGTATATCCCTTTTGCGTGTCAAACGTCACCGCCGAACTGCTGACATTGATTGCGTCCGTCGTAAACGTGGCCGCCGTGTTGGGCGCGCCCAACGCATTGTACGGGGTGATCGTGTATTTGTAATAACTGTTGGCATTGAAGGACCCCGAGTCGGAATACGAGCTCACCGGCACAGTGGTGTACATGGTGGCTTCCACGCTGTAATTGTCGCCGACTTGGACCAGCCGCTGTATTTGCACATACTTGTACGTCGTCGTATTTGAAAATTGCAACGTGAAAAAATTGGGGGTGGTCACCCCAAAGGTCACCTCCCCCGGAGACAAGGTCGCAATGGGCGAAATCGGAACACTGGTCACCACCGTCCCCACATCCTTCAACGCATTGATCGGGTTGAAATAATAGGTGAACGCATCCTTGGCGTACCGATTATTCAACGTATAGGATTTGGCTCCGACGGTCATGGTATACGTCGTACTGTAGCTGCCGTTGATCCATTCATCTATGGAAACGTTCCGGAAACTGATACCGTTGGCATACGACCAGTTCAGCGTGATGGACGACGTGGTGGTGGTCGTACTGGCATCATTGAACGTGATCGCCGCTTTGGGGGAGACGATCGCCGTCTTCGTTTCGGTTCCGGCGGTGCCCACGGCGTTGAACGGTAACACCGAATATTGATAGGCGCTGCTGGCGTCAAAGTAGGTGCCCGTGGAGGCGACGTCGGTGAACGTGTTCGTGTTGTGCGTGACCCCGGTATAGCTCCTATACACTCCGTTGGTGATGCGCGCGACCGAGACATCGTAATAGGACAAGTTGCTCGTCGGGTTGAACATGAGCGATATGGACGTGGTGGACACCGCGGTAAAACTCGTGTCGGTGATGTACGCGGCGGGGGAAATATTCGGGGTCGGACGTATACCGTTGGACGCATCCAATACGTTGTAGGGGATGGCATTGTAGGAATACACGATGCGCGGCCACAGACCCGTGTCCACAAAACTGGTATCGCCGGTCACGGGTCCCCCGGGAACCAAGAAGGCGTCGTAGGAGCCCACGATCCCCCCGGAGACCTCGGCGACTTTCAAATACTCGTAACTGGTGCTGTAGACAAATTGCACCTTCAGTTGGTTGGTTCTGATGGCGCTGTAGGTCTGGAAAGCCACGTCGGCGGGCGGGCTGACCGTCGCAGTTTGTATCGTCGTCCCTGGACTGCTCATGCCGTTGTAGGGGGTCAGGGTGTAGGTGTAGGTCATATAGGCATAAAACGGGGCCGAGGGGTCGGAATACGCAGTGGTCTTGGGAGGTAACTTGACCGCGTCCACCGCTGGAGCCGAGCGGCTGGAGGTCACAATACGTGAAACGGTCATAAAGTAAAACGAGGTCGGATTGAGCCACGTAAAGGACAGGTTGGTGAACGCGACCGACGTGAACGCATCCAAGGTGGCGACCGCGGGCGGGGAGACCGAGGGAGTCGTAAAGACGGAAAGCGCGTTGGGGAAGTTGATCGCGTTGTAAGGCACCACGTAGTAGGCGTAGCTGCTGTCCGCCGTGAATACGGAGCTGGGGTCCGTGAAACTCGTGGCGGCCGGCGGCTGCTTGACGTCGTACGCATCTATATAGGCCTTGTTGACGTTCCGACGCACGCTGAAATTGTAGTACCGATTCGGGCCGTACACGGTGGTGAAGCGCATTTTATTGAAAGAAACGTCGGTAAATGTGCCAAACAAGGCCGTGGCCACGGGCGAGTCCGTGTTGGTATACACCGTCGCCGGCAAATTCGGCTGTTTCAGCACATTGTACGGGGTCACCACATACTGATAACTGTTGTCCGCGGTGAAGGCGGCGCTGGGATCCGTGTAGACGGCGGTTCCCGTCGGAACCCGGGTATAAGCACCCGGGCCCGGTCCCCCCAACAACTGCCCGTTGACCAGGCGTCCCAGAGACACGTCGTAAAATTGTCGCTTGGCCAAATTCGTAAAGGAAAACGACACGGCGTCTCCAGACACCGACAGGGTGGACAAGGTGACCACGGCCGGTGGAGATACCACGGTGGTCCAGGCCGTGGCCCCCGCGTCCGTATTGGGGCTTTTGACGGCATTGAACGGCGTGAGAAAATACGCATAACTGGTATCGGCGAAAAAGCTGCTGCTCGTGTCCGTATAGACGATGGACTTGGGCGGTTGAACCATGGTATCCAAGAGTCGTCCGTTGACATACCTAGCCACGCTCACATAGTAATAACTGTCGGGGCCGGGCACCCCTTGGTAGCTGAACCGCATGATACCGAAAGAAATGTCGGGGGTGGCAAAGGCGCCGAATGCTACCACGGCGGGCGGCGACACCGCCGCCGTAATCAAGGTCGTTCCGATGTTGCCCACCGCATTGTACGGTCTAATGTAATAGACATAACTGGTGTCCGCCACGAATTTGGTGGTCGCGCCCGGGGTGGGGGTGGGATCGTCGTAGGTGACGATGCCCAGGGGTAAATTCGTGTAGGACGACAATGCCCCTTTGATGTACCGCGCAATGTCCAACCGGTAGTAGGTGGTCCGGTTCACGAACTGAAACGAGACGTCGGCCGTAATAATAGAAATGGGCCCGATACTTACCACGGGGAACGGGGACACTGGCACCGTGACGACGACGCCCGCCGGGTTGGACACGTCCATCGCGTTGTAGGGAGTGACCACGTATTGGTAACTGGAATCGGCCGTGAATACCGCACTGCTGGGGTCTACATACATCTGGTTGGGCAGTTGACTTTGGGTGACCAGTGAAATCCGGGCAGTGTCCACGGTCCGCCCCCCGGCCATCCGGGTCACATACACGTAATAAAAGGGCCGGGTCGCCAAACCGAGAAAGGCAAACGACGCGTCGGTCGTGCGGATGGTGACCGGGGTGATACTGACGGTGGCGGTGACCGAAATGGCCGTTATGACCTGCCCGGAGGCAGCATTGGACACGTCCACGGCATTGTACGGGGTGATGGTGTACTGATAACTGGTGTCGGCGTAGAATGCCGGGCCGGGGTCGTGATACTCGGTGATGCTCTTGGAGAAAAGCGTGGAATCCACGTAGACCCCGTTCACTTGGCGGGCAATGTCCAGGTAGTAAAACGACCGGGCAGCGCGGTTGACAAACGTGAACGAAATGTCGGTGTTGATCGCCCGAACGGGGCCGATGTAGACGTACGGAGTGGGCGAGGTGACCGGCGTCGTGACCACCGGGCTCGCCTGAAACACCGCATTGTAGGGGACGATGGCAAACCCGTAACTGGTGTCCGAAAAGAACAGCGCGTTATCGGGACCCCCCAGAGGACCGATTTGATAACCGGGGGTCCCGTGCGCAACGGAAGTATAAGAGCTCATCGTCCCCCCGTCTATACGGGCCACGTCGGTGTAGTAATAGGTCGTCCGATTCAAGAACGCCAGCGACAGGTCGTAGTTGGAAATGAACAAGGGCGACATGGTCAGCGTGGCGGGCGGCGACACCATGTTGGACTGAATGATTGCCGAATCGTTGACAGCACGGACGGCATTGTACGGTGTCAACTGAAAATTATAACAGCTGTCCGCCGTAAACGTTTGGGGATTGAAATAGAGGCTACCCGACAGTGAATACACGGGGGTCGTATTTGCCGGGGACCAGGCCCCCAGATTGACCGAATAATTGACCGAGACATAGTAAAATGTGTTGAGATCCTGAAACGAAAACGACGCATGGGTGGTGGTCATGGAGGCCGGGCCAATCGCCACCGTGGCCCGGGGAGACACCGGATCCGTCAACCAGCTGTCCCCGGAAACGCCAATCGCATTGTAAGATACCACCGAATACGCGTAGGCCCGGTTGGCGTAAAACACCGTGGACGGGTCCACGAAAAACGGCACATTCGTTCCGGCGGCATAACTGACGTCCACGTAACTGGTGTCGGTCAATTTGCTGATGAACCGGGACACCGTGAGCGAAGCAAACGCACTGGCGGCCCCAAATGACATGGACACGTCGGTGTCGTTGTTGCTGATGACCCCGGGTATTAGGCGCGATTTGGGGGAGAACGCGGGGGTCGTAACCAGCTTTCCGGGTTGATCCAATACATTGTATGGGAGTATGTTGTATTGGTACGCAACGTACGGCAACAGGTTTCCGTAAATCAAGGTGAAGTTGGACGACGTGTTGAAATTTTGACTGTCTATGCTTGGCAACAACACATGCGACAAGGAGGGATCCGATTGACGCGCATACGCTTCCACCGTGCCGCCCGATATTTCGGCGATTTTCACGTAGCGATAACTCGGGTAGTATTTCGTGCCAAAGATATTGTCCGACGCATTGAAGTCCGTACTATAACCGTAATTAATGAGCACCGAACCGTACACATCGTTCGCATAGAAATAATTGCCATTGTTGTAATTATAAAAGGCCGCCAAACTGGGGGACGAGACCGGAGGAGTCGTAATCATCGCGTTCGGATCCGTGATGCCCAACGTATTGTACGGCGTGATGGTAAAATAATAAGCATCTGTCGGCAAGAAAAAATGTTTATTCCCATTTACATTGTAGTAATCTTCGTACAAGGTGTACCCCACTTTCATATACGTGGATTGATTGTAAGGCCCGGACACATCATTCTCACAAATATCGTAGTTTCGGATGATAATGTATGGTTGCACAATGACGTACGAGAACGTGTTGGTATTCACCAAATTGAACGACAACACGTTTTGCGACGTGTCTACGTACCGGTCAAACATGACGTACGGTAACGGGGCAATCTTGGGAGAATTGTAGGCAATGCCCGGATTGTTCAACACGTTGTAAGGAATAAAGGCATACGAATACACAAAACTGGTAAATGAATCCGAACTGAGCATGGCGTCCGTATAAGTCGTTGTACCCGTAAAAATTTTGTAGCGTGGCACATTGTTACGATACACCGAAACATAGTGGAAATTATTGATACCGCTGACGTCTTGAAGATTGAACGTCACCTCGGATGCCGTGACCGATGTCACTTGAACGGCCACCGTGGCAATGGGGGACACGTTGATGGAAGTAAACGTACTTCCGGGATAATCCAAATTGTTGTACGGGATGACGGAATAGGCATACACGGAATTGGCCGAAAAATAGACCGAACCCGCCGGAGCGGCGTTGCTCGGATCTATAAACGACACGGATCCGACCGGCTGCGGTTCGTACTCGCCCATAACCCCGTCAGTAATACGGGCGATTCTTGTGTAATAAAACTGCTTGTAATTGGTCAATCTGAAATACGCCACATTGTACCCCATGGAAATCGGTCCGATGGTGACACTCAACGGGATGGTAGGAATCGTGATAGTGGACAACGCGTAGACGGGTCCCATGTACTTGATGCCATTTTCTATCAAGATCGGTTGGATACTGTACGTGTAGGGCTGACCTTGCAAGAATCCGTTGGGTATGGTGGTCGTGCTGGTATTGATGGCAATGTCGGCAAACTGGATAAAATTCGCCCCTGAACCGTCCCGAGTGGGATATTGCAGACTGTAGACCTTGGACGGGTACCCATCGCGCACAATGTTCACATACGTGTACGTTCCGGTAATATCAAGGATAATGGAGGTATTGGAGATCAAGCGGTAAAACGCATTGTCCACAAAACAGTTGTACGTCGTCACGCTGCCCAGGGGTACCGTGTTACTGGACAGATCGGCAATGAAACCCTGGATGCGATAGCTGTAAGTGACGCCGGACTGTAGCCCCGTGTCCGTAAAGATCGTCGCGGTTTGCTGGGTAAACGCCGTGGTTTGCGTCGTGCCGCTCTGAGAGCTGACATCCCGATACAACGTGTAATTGGTATAGTGACCCGTGATGTCGCGAATGACGACCGAATGGGTCGTGACCGAAGAAATGTCCAGAAAGGCCTGAATGGACACCGGCTGGAGTTCGGCGGACCCGACGGTCAACAACGACCCGTTCATTCCGTTGAAAACCGGCATGATGGAGTAGGTATAGGTGATCAAGGGCGCCAGTCCCACGTCGGTGAAAGAGCCACCCCTCAGCCCCGTAAACTCGGTCTGATTCAAGACGACCCCCTCCGCCCCGCTCGTATCTACCCGGTAAATGTTGTACGTGTCGTAGTTGCCCTCAATCCCGGTGATCGTCACACTGTTGGCACCAATGTTACCAATGTGGTAGCCTACCAAATAGGGCGAGGTCGTGGAGGTGAGCGCACCCGGATCATAATTGGTAAAGGTTGTCGCATTTCCCACGGCGTGGACGATGTAGGGGGGCGGCTTGGACGCAAAGGAGATACCGTTGGAGATATTTTGATTGAACGCGGACAAGTTCAGAAAAATCCCGCTATTGAAATAGTCAAATTTGTAAGAGGTGGGGTAGTCGTACGCATAGCTCATGGAAATATTCATTGTCATGACCTGATTCGGCTGAACATTGAGTTGCAGATTGTCTATGATCAAGTTGCCAATATACTGGATGCCGTTGAATTGCCCCCGTTGAATATAGTACGGCGCAAACGACACATCCACGAATTGAATGTCTTGCCGGGCCGGATGGCTGTTCGCACTGGCGTCGCTCGTCAACGAGGTATAAATCGTGGGGGTGACCAAGGGAGTCACCGGAACCCCGCTGTATGTTATGTCCAATGTCACGGGCAGCTTGTTCAGATTTTTCATTTCGTCCACGTTCAACATGTGAAGGACGAACCCCTCGGACGGTTGAAACACGCCGGGCAACTTGTGATAACACGCATTCAAATAGTCCAAAGGTCCGTAGATGGGATCCACATGAGCGCTGTAACTGGGGTCGGTGGTGAAATTCGGGTCATCCGGACAAATAGACGTATCCAATACGCCTTCCCCGACAGTGCCGGCCACCCACACGCCGATCGGAATCACAAACGAAAACGTATGAGGTCCCGCGGGTTGATTGGGAGTGATGACCAATTTACCTAACGACTGGGTTCTCACCTGCAGACTCTGGTCTTTATAGAACAGATTGCTGGAAAACACGTTGCTCACGTCGTTGCTCACATAGATTTCGTCGCCGACATTGAAAAAGAGAATGTCGCTTTGACTGAACGTGTAATACGAGGCCGAATTGTTCAGCGTGGATCCCGCGTAATTGGCATAGCTCATATAACTGGCATTGTTGATGCTACCATTGATATAATTGTACAACGGTACCGTGTCGTCGTATTGCAAGAGGATGGGGGGACCGGGTACGTCCGCCGCTGTGGACCAGGTGGGGGCGTAGAAGTTTTTACTGCAGTCCGTGAACCGTGGATGGGAGGTGGTCTCGCGGGTGTTGCCTCGGGAAAGCAAGGCCCATTTTTCTTTCTGCGTGAGTCCATTGGTCTGCGTACTTTGTTGGCAGCTCTTATACTTCAATATTTCCACTTTACGACGCATGTTCAACCGTTGCTGGAGGGCAAACCCATTGGTCTTATCATTTGTTACGGGCGACGCTTGCGCATAAGGGGAGATGGGAGTATATCTCGCCGGCGGTACATGAAAATAAGCCAATTGATTTTTTTGGTCTTGAACGATGGCGATGTAACTGCAATCATTGTTCGCCATGGTGTAACTTTCTTTTTAATACGGTGATAAATACGACAGCTATACACAATAGGGCTATATTACAGGGTTCTTGTGACCGGGCCTATACGTAATATCGGGTTACAGAACTATCGTCACGGTGGGGTTACCGTCACGATATCATATCGGGTGCGGGGTGGGGGTGTCAGGCCTGCTCCTTTAGGACAACTTGGCCAAGTACCAGTCGTTGGACAGATAATAAGGCGCGCCCTTGGTGGAATTCGCTAAAGCACTTTGTGTCGTATTGGGGCCTGCGCTCACAATCTGGTTGATCTCGTACGCCGAAAGCGCGTGGGCGTAATACTGCAGGTTGGAGAGGAACCCCGAGAATCCGCCGTTTTGGCACACGAATATGTCGCCGTAATTCTGTTTGGGCACCGCCGTCATGCTGTACCGTCCACTGATGGTTCCGTTCACATAGACGTCCAACAGCGTGTTTTCCAACCGGATGGCCACGTGCATCCACTTCTTGTTCAGCGGGATGCCCGGCACGTCAATCGTCATGGATCCCACCGTGGGATCCACCGTGTCCATGACTAAATGGAGAGACACGTTGCCCGGGGCGTCTCCGTTGGCTAAATATAAACCGGGGCCGTTGTTCACGCTCGCCACGCCGGTGCCCAGGGCGTAACTGACCCCATTGACGACCGCGGGGGCGGTATTGAAATTGCCGTTGCCCTTGTTGAATATGTGCGCGTATTGCTCGGACGCCGGGACCTTGTCGTTCACCTGCAACCAGACGGACCACGTATATTCCACCCCGTATTTGCGGTTGTCCGACCGCGATACGATGTTTCCCGGGACAATGACCCCGTTGGATCCCGGGATCATGCCCTTGACCGCGTACGGGTTCACCGCGTTCTGGGTAAAATAGCCAATCAGATTCACGCCTAAAATGAGAAGAATGACAAAGGCAATGAGTACCAAGAGGGTGATGGCCACCTTGGCCACGATCGTATTGGTCTGCAGGTACTCGGAACTGGTCGTGGCGACCATGACCGGATCGCCATAGGACGACACGGTGCTGCGTACCGTATCCGATATCCGTCTGAAACTGTTATTCACATTTTCGGTGACATTTCGGGCTCCTTCTGAAATGTTTCGGGTTGTTTCTTCCATGGGTTCGGGATGGTATAGGATAGGATGGAATGCTCTTATACTATACTGTTATGTTATGATGTAGGTGGTCTGGGGTGGTGTTGGGGGGTGGGACGGGCACCCACGCATTAGAAAATGCGAATCTGGTTCTGAACCTGATTGTTTTTCATAATGTCCACCGCCATACCGTAACTGGAAAACGACGTGGAGACCCCGTTGCCGACAATGTAGCTCTTCCACACGTCTTGGGGCGCCAACACGTACGACCACCGGTACACCTTGGTCACCATGATGTCGTTGATGACGGTGGGACTTCCGCCTAAATAAATCGCCGCACTGGTGGTGGAGGGGATGGACTGCATGCAGTTCAGTTTCATGGATTGCAGCAACTTGCCGTCAATGTACATGTCCACGAAATAATTGTCCACCACCACCGTCACGTAGGTCCAGCGTTGCAGGGGGAAGTTGTCGGTGACAATCATGGGAGGCGACGCCTGGGCCCCGCCCACGGCGCAGTTCTGACTGATGTCAAAATACAGCGTGGGCGTGGTCGCGTCCAAATACAGTTTGAACTGGTTCGGAATCGCTAAAACGGGCTTCACCTGGTTGTTGTTCCAAGAGTTCACGTAGACCCACGCCCCCACCGTGTATTGGTAGCTGTTGGGGTTGTTCGTGATGCTGACCGACGGGTTGGCGCTGTTCAAGTTGACCATATTCGCCGCCACGGTGGTATAATTCTGGAAATACAAGTACAACAAGTACATACCAAGAATAACTGCTACAATTCCAATCACGATAAACCAATTCATGTGGTCCAACTATATGTTGTATAGTAGCTATATAACATATGTGCATAGAATTACCACCCGAATCGTGTGCGGGCGGCCCCGTTACCGCGTATCAATCGTATGTTTCTGTAAATTCCACGACGTCATGACCTCGTCCGGCGACATGGGGTAATCGTAATACGCCACGTCGGCAATGGCGCCGTAGAGTCCCCCCTGAATGTCTCCCAAGACAATGACGTCCTCCGGGGTGAACCGCGTCATCTGCGTGGGGGCGTCGTACGCCTTGTTCAACACGCCGTTGACGAAGACTTTCATGCGGTTGTCGTCGTAGACAAAGACGAGTTCGTGCCATTTCTGGGTTTCCAGGTACACATAGTACGGCTCAAACCCGTCCATGTAAATCACATACGTGTATTTCTTCGTGTGGTAGTCGTACATGTAGGACACGCACGGCTTGGGGTACACCAATTCCCATTCGGTGCCGCCGCGGTGCGACTTTTGACGCGTGCCGTAATAGAAGAGATTCGTCGGACCCAAGGTGGCGGCCGTGGCCTCGTTCATCTGGGCGTCCCGGGGATTCATGTAGACCCACATGGACAAACTGTAGTTTTTCAAATACGGGTTGCCCGCGAATTCCGGGTCGGTCACGGCCAGTTGGTTCGCCGTCGCCACCACCCGTTCTCCGCTTTCCGTCAACATGAGTTGTCCTTGGTAGAGCCACATGACCCCGTTGCGCGTCAACTTGGAAAACGCGGGCGGGTTCAGCGTGAGCAGCCACGGTACCAAGAAATAGGCGCCAATGAGGGCGAGCTCCACCGCGAGCAATACCAAAATATAGGTGGGGGTCAGCCGGTATTCACCGCGCAAATAGGCTAAAAACTCCTGCATCTGCTGCATGACCGCGACGTTCTTCCACACGCCGGGCAAAAAGAGGGTGGTGATTTCCAAGATGAGCATCAGCCCGATCAACACGGCCAACGTCAAAATCCCTTTCATCACCATGTTCCACGCCACGAAACTGTAGGAGCTCAAATAGTTGTAGGTGGCGACCAAGAGCAGTATGGCGGAAACGGCTAAACCGCCAAAAAACAGGAACATGAGGAATTTCGGCAGCAGCACGTCGGCAAAATAGACGACGGCACACGTGGACCAGATGACCAAAAGCACCGCCAGCACATACGAATAAAAGCTCAAGAGTGCACCGTTTTTGAAGGTGGAATACAGGGCACTATAATAGAATACAATCAGGGCCAGAGGCAACACAGATACCACATATGCCAAGGTGGGGGAATTACGGGGATCACGGCGAATCATTTACCAAGGCATCTATAGCTTGTAGGGACATAATGGGCGCGTTGTCCCGTGGCCGGTCGTCCCCTACAACATGTCCTTGTTCATGTTTTCCATCCCCGTCTTTTGGGAGTGACACTCGCGGCACAGGGCACACAGGTTGTCCACGTGGTTGCTGCCGCCGTACTCTAGCCGGATTTTGTGGTCCACCTCAAACCACGCGGTCAACTGTTGTTGGCAATTGTTGCAGCGCCAATTCTGCCTCGCCGCCACGAATTTCTTCTTGGTTTCGCTGACCGAGCGCTTGGTCGCCGTCGCCTTTTTCCCCGATTGCATCATGCGACGCACGTGGGAAGCGTCCGGGGCCGCCGCCGGGGCCGCCGCCCCTCCTCCCCCGATCACGTCGCGCTGGCCTTGGTACAAATTCTGTTTCGCCGTGAAATCCAGGATGGGGGACAACATGGCCGCGCTGCCCTTGTCTAAAGGCATGTACTTCAGATAATCGTTGGTGGCCTGCAGCAACTCGCCCGTTTTCATGGGATTCTTCTTAAGCAAGAAATACAGAAACAGCGCCCCCACGGCCACGCCGGCCATTTGCAAGTATTTCTTGTACCGGGTCCAATTTTTCAGATACCTGCCCTCGGTGTAAATATTGGCGATGACCAACCCCGCAATGAGCAACAGCCATAGTTCTATGCGCATGGGGTCGTAGGACGTTTACTACTATGGAATAACCCCGGGACTATATTGTATTCCCACATTATGGTGCGAGTGGACGCCATCACCGGGAACCCATGTAGATGGCGAGCACCAAGCCCAAGAGAATACCCACATACGTCATGTCGCGCCAGAACATGCGATGATGATGGTGGGCCACGGGGGGCGGACGATACTGTTGGTAATAAGCGTCTAAAGCCGCATACATGGACAGGGGTTCCTGGCCTAAATGGTCGTTGAACTTGTTGTGAATAAAATGCACCCAACGCATGAATGACTCCCGGGTATCCAGATACGGCGACACGGGGTATTTATCTAAAAACGTGGCCAATTGGTCGCCCATCCGTTCGTCGGGAAGAAACAGGGGCATGTTTTGAATCAAGTCGTAATACTTACGTTTAGTCACATTGGTGGGGTGTTCGGGGTACGTATACGCCACGGTATGGAGGAAAAACCAGTAATGCGGACCCCACACCGCGGGGTCCAAAGGAATCTGTCGGAACGACGGTTTCGTTTGCATGTTATGTTATGGCGCGATTGATTATGGCCTAAATAAATCGGCGCGTAAATCTATATATCCGTTTTTACATACAGACAACATTTAGTTCCATGTCTAGCACCGGCGGGGGTTCGGCAGTGACCTTTGTCACGGCATACATGAATATTTATCCGAACAATCGTCTAGGCTCTCGTGATATGACGTGGCGGTTTGAGCAATTCACTAAAATCGCCCAGACCGGTATTCAGTTGTGTGTGTATGTAGACGAGTCCAGTACGGAACTATTGGATCAATTCATTGCGGTCTATCCCAACGTCCGTCGTATGAAAGTGTTCAAAAACATTCAGGATACGTGGGTATACCGGCAATGGCGGCCTTACCGCAACATGCATGTCAGTAATCCCGCCCAGGGTCTTCCCCGCCACCGCAACGTCCAAAAGGACACCTTGGAGTACATGATCCTCATGCATACCAAGATGGAATGCATCCTGGACGCCACGCAGGCGAATCCCTGGAAGTCCACGCATTTCGCCTGGATTGATTTCAACGTGGCCCACGTGTTCAAGGACACTCCGGCATGCCAATCCCAATTGCGCGCGATATCGTCCAACCGGTGGAAGAAGCAGTTTTTAGCCATTCCGGGTTGCTGGCCCGCCATGGAGACCCCCTTTACTCCCTCGGCGGTGTCGTCCATTGTCAACCAGATTCACTGGCGGTTTTGCGGCGGGTTCTTCTTGGGGGACCTGACGTCCATGAACCAGTTTTGCCGCCTCTATTACGCCCATTTTCCCAAATTCTTGGCGGAATTCAACCGCATGACCTGGGAAGTCAACTTCTGGTCTTGGATGGAAGGAAAAATCCCCGAATGGAAACCTCAGTGGTACGCGGCCGACCACAACGACACCATCTTGCACGTGCCCCCCGAATGGTGGGCCATGTGTTTGTCGGCAGACGTGGGCTCCTATACCTCTATTGCGTGGGACCCTCCCTCCTTGGGAGACGATTTCCACGCCACGTCGGCCTCGGTGACCCCGGGGCGGTGGGGAGACACCGAGGGGAATTCCGGCTACTGGGTCAACACGCGGTATGTGAACTATGTTTTAGCCGACAACGGGGGGTACATTTTCCCCGACGACTCCCACGTCATTGTGACGCGCAACATTTGCAGCCGGTTGGACAGTGCCATGGTGGCCCAGGAGCATTTTGAAATGTCCGATCCGACCGCATTGACGTCATTTACGTGCAATTACCGGGGCGTGGAGGACATTCGCATTTGGGTGGATTCGGACAACCTCTTTTATTACGTGGGGACGAGTGTCAATTATTCGCCCGAGGGGAAGGGCCGCATTTTGAAGGGCCGGTACGACGTGGCCACGCGCGGTCTGGTGGATACGGTGGTGGTGGACCCGCCGACCGACACGGCCTGCGAGAAGAACTGGATGCCCTTGGTGCCCGGAAACCGGATCCTATACCGTTGTTCGGACATGAGCATTGGTCACCTGGAGTTGGGGGGAGGCGCAGGGAAAGGTCAGTTGGTCATTGATTCCACGCAAGAGGTCAAGGTGCCGTGGTTGGACCGGTTACGGGGGTCCTCCTATTTCCGGGAATCGCTGGCCTATCCCGGTGCGTGGGTCGGGGTGGTGCATTTCAGCGTGAACGAATGGCCGCGCAACTATTATCATATGTTGATCTTGTTGGACGGGGAGACGATGCGCCCGGTGCGCAGGAGTCAACCGTTTACCTTTTTCCGTCCGACCAACATTGAATTCTGTATTGGCATGATAGAGACCCGGGGAACGGGGGGCGCGCCCGGGGTTTACCATTTCTGGGTATCGCAGTACGACCGCGACCCCATGCACGTCAGTTTGAATGTGACGGATTTGCCGTTGATAACGATGTAATATTCTGGGACAATATACTATAGTAGCTCTATAGTATAGAGTGTGGAGGGTGTAGCATGAAAAATGCACGACAGAGCAGAAAAAAGCATGGAAAATCCCGGGGCCGTAGAAAGATTCGTACGGTGCGTCGCCGGGGCGGGCAAAAGACGGTCCGATTTGAGGCACCGACCCAAACCCAAGAAACGTGGATACAATTTCGCCAGGATTCGGACGGGAACCTGGCCGAGAAAACGGTGTCTATGGTGACCCACGGCGCGGACACCGAAGGCAGCCCCGTGACCTCGCTGAAAATCTACAAAGACGACCCGAAGACGCCGATTCTGTTTGATCCGGCCTTGTCGGCGGACGCGGTGACCGCGGAAAAACTGATGGCGCTGTACAAGAGGTACGTGTCCGATCCCGTGCCCGCCGAGAACCGGGCCGACGCCACCTATACCGTGCTGATCTATACCCAGACCAACCAGGGCAACGGTCTCCTGAGTGACATTGTCATCATTCAAAATGACGACGAAATCGTGCACAATGTCCCGGTATTCATAGAGTGGTACGAAAAGAAATACAGGCGATCTGCCGCGACCGCGGCTCCGGCCGCGGAACCGGAGGCCCGCGGTTTGATGGCCCCGGCCCCCGAGGAAAAGGTGGTGGAAGTGGCGCCGGAGGAAAAAATGGCCACGATGGCGCCGGTGCCGGAGGTGACCGCGCGCGCACCGACGGTTGTGCCCGAAGAGGTGGCGCCGGTCCCCGAGGAACCCCCGGTGCCACCGGAGACGACGGCCAACCTGAACCCGGTCAATGTGTCATCGGCAGAAGAATTCAACCGTCTCGTTGCATCGTACCCCGTCGCCTTTGTCAAATTCACGGCGCCGTGGTGTATACCGTGCCAAACGATTCAACCGACCTGGGTCGGTTTGTCCCGCCAGTATGCCAGCAGCAACAACGTATTCATTGAGGTGGACATTGAATATAATCAGGGTCTTTCGGATACGTACGACGTAAGACAGATTCCGACCTTTTTGGTGTTCAAAGACAAAAAAGGGTACAAACCGGACATCTCTATCACAAAGTCTACCTTGGAGCAAATGGTCCGCGAACATTCGGCGAAATGATCCTATATCTGTCCTCTCTGGTCAAACACGGCCAGCCACGCTCGGTAGGTCGCATCCAGTTGCTCCAGATACGTCAACGGAATGTCGTCTTCCCCTTTGCGCGAACGCTGCAACAGTCGTTCCAAACACACCTTGGGAGGCACGTCCAGGTACACGACCTTGTCCGGATAATAGCGCTCCACGACGCTCTCTGTAAAGAAACTCTCATAGACCTTGCATTCAAACGGCAGTATTTTACCTTGGTCGCGCAGCATCTGCATGAAGACGTGCCGACTGGACGCGACGGAACGCTCACATACGATCACTTCGCAGTCGGGGTGTTGAGCCACGGCACGATCCATGGCCGCCATCAGACTGTGCAGAACCACGGTCTGAAACATGAACGCGTAGTTGGCCGGGTACGTGTAAAACTTTTCCAGAATGTTCTTCTCGTCGGTGTCGTCCGTCAGTTTCTCCCACGCGTCCACGGGCTCCAATATCACCACCACGCGCTTCGGATCCACCACCCGTTTCAATTTGGCCAACAGGGTGGACTTTCCGGCGCCAATGTTCCCGTCCAGTGCGATGACGTACGGTCGTGACCGTTTCTCCCTCGGCGCATTGCACAAGGCCACGAGTTGATGGAATTCCATGGTGTCTATGGTGTCCAAACTGACGACGGATTCGGCTAACATGGGTGGGTACGGGGGGTGCGGTAACGATGCCAGGCTAAATTCCATGTATGGGAGCTCCTATACATGAAATGGGGACGCGAATCAATTTTATCTGCCGCGTTTGGCGATCACGTCAAACTGAGTTTCGGTCTGGTTGCCGGGCAAGGGGGTCCATCTGTTCGCGGCACACTGGTCGTTCTTCATCAGCATGAACACCAAGAAACTGAAGTTGGCCACAAAGACCCCGGCCACCACGGCCAACACGTACAACTCACGGGTATGGATCATGAAAATGACGGCGGAATCCTTGGTCTCTTTGAAAATGCTCAAACACAACATATAGGGCGTATCTATGGTGTCCATGTCGTCGTGGTCTTGGTCTTGGTCGTCGGCATGGGGGTCTTGGTCCTCGTCCAGGTCTTGTTCGGGGTCTTGTTCAGGGTCTTGGTCGTCGGGGTCTTCCTCCTGTTCCTCCGGGATACCGTGCATTTGCGCAATGGCGGACTCCAGCCGTTGCATGGGGGTATCCATCACAGGAGGGATGTCGGTGGGCGCCGGTTCCATCGGAACCGGGGGTTCAGGTTCGGGGGGCGCCGTCGCCGCCACTGCCGCCTGCGATGGCGGTTCGCGGTTTGGATGCACATTGGTCACGTGATTACGTAACCCGTGGCGGGTCTTGTAGGTGCGTTGGCATATTGCACAACTTAACGGTTGTATGTGAGGCCTGGTAGTGTTCATTGCTCATATACATTTCATTGGGGGGCATGGTTCTAAATTGTTTCCTATGGGAACCGACGGTTCCCATATGCCCTCCCTTTCTGTATGGGAACTGTAGATGTCCATATGCCCTCCCTCTCATATGGGAACCGACGGTTCCCATAAAGGTCCGGGACCTCAATCGTTTTCATGTTCGTATTCATAATCCTCCCGGTCCCCTTCGTCATATTCGTCCTCATCACCTTCGTTGTCGTCCATGTCCTCGTGGTGGGCATCTTCGTCGTACTCGGGCTCGGCGTCCTCTTGGTCGTAATCCGGGTCGTAATCCCCAAACCGTTCTTCCACCTCTTCGTCCACGAACTCGGCCACCTCCTTCTCAAACACGGCATCGTTTTCCTTGAGGAGGTCCTTGGCGTTCACACTCCAGCGGTTCAGTTTGAACACCTTTTCCATGTACATGTAGCGCCGGTCGCTCTCGTTGGCTTCTTGGAACGAGCGCATGATGCGCGCCTTCTCCTTGGTGCGCGATTTCTCCACCTCCTTCATGATGTCCTGGTACGACATGTTGACGATTTTCTGATCCGACTTGATCATCTCCATCATGGCAATCATCCACTGCATCATCGTCTGCTTGGTCTTGGTGCCGCCCTGGGTCTTGGGTAAACGTTGAGCGATGACCACCACCTGATCAAACAGCGCATAGGCCACGAACCGGGTGATTTCTTGGAGCGCGGCCGGGGAAAAGAGTCGGAAAAACGTCTTCTTGCCGCCGGCCCCGTCTTCTTTGACCAGCGGGGCTTGCAGCGGCAACAACTGGATGAACCGCACCACGTCCATGAGGGCAGCTTGCCATTCCTGGCACGCCTGCTTGAACGCCGGATCGGGCTGGGCGAATTTAGCAAACCACTCCCGGTTCTTGTTCATAAACGTTTCAATCACTTCTTGGTGCTTGGTCCCCATGTTCCAATGTTTCGGTATCCGCCATTCCTTGTGGAATTGGTTGTTGTCTATCATGGCCGGCAAGACTTTGACCAAGAACACCGACGCGTTCTTCAAGAGTCCGTCTTGGTCCGGGACGGACGACGTCCAGTCGTGCAACATACGGATTGCGGCGTCGCGCGGGGACCCCTTCGGTATGGCCGCTTCAATCCGTGCCCGCATTCTCTCGTTCAGAGGTCCCAACACGTTGACCAAGGCGTCCAAGGCGGCGTACATGCTGTCCGGTCCCGCCGCGTCGGGGGAGTGCTCCAATAGCATGACTTGGGGGTCGTATTTGACCAAGACCTGCAAAAGCTCGGCGCGGAAAGGGTCCAAGAGGGATGCGGTTGGAGAGGTCGCGGAGGTGGGTGGGGCGGGGCGGTCCGACGCCAAGAATTCCGTCAAGAGACTGACCGCGGTGGGCGAGGCAAACTGCATGTCATGGGTGACCCGGCGCGATCCGTTGACCCGGCGCACCAACTGGTCGTATTCGTCCCAGTCGTATTTGCGGCCCATATGTTTCAACGCCTGAATCCGTTCGGCCAAGGTGCCGCGGGGATTGTACCTCTCCGCGGCCGGTTTAGACGTGCACACCGATTGCAAATGTTCCGGTATCTCCGCGTCGGCCCGATCAAAATGGCAGAAATGGATAAAGGCCGCGTAAATCAGCTCCTCCGCCGGTCCGGAAGTGACCGGTATCGGGGCCGGGCGCGTGTCGTCCATGAACAGAAGGGTCGCCGCTTTGGCACGCTGTTGAACCGCCTCCAGGCGGGCTTGGTACGCCTCCATGTGCCGCAAAAACAGGGCCAATTCCGGCGACTCGCGCATGAAATATTGGAGCGTGGTTTCCTTGTCGGCAGAGGCATTGCAGCACGCGTTTTGGATGAACGGGACGCCCACCGACGTCTTCAAGAGCACCTCCTTGACGCGGACGACCTGATTGACCGTCTCCAATACCCCGTACCCGTACTGGATGGCCCGGGACTGCAGTTGCAACAGCGTGCCGTCGTCGCTCGGACGTTCCCGCGGCAGCCGGTCCAGGATCCCAATGTTTACCATCGGAGGCAAGAGGTGCCGCCACGTCTGCAGCTGGTATGGTTCCGGAATGACGAATTCTTCGGGGTGCTCCTCCCGGTAGGCGCGTTGTTTCACGTAGAGCTCATGAATGTCTTTACGCGATTCCAAGATGCGCTCCAAGATCTTGCGCAGCATTTCTTGGATCGCCTCCTTCTTGATCGCCTTGACGCTGTTCCACGGGGGTATGGAACTCTTGACCAGCTGCAGTATGCACGTCAAATACTGAATACCCGACGTGTCTTCGGCAGATTCTGTCCAGGGGTACCCCGTGAACGATTTGACGCACCCCGGGACGGTCTTCTTGGTCCGGATCGCGGGCTGCGACGTCTGAATGCCGATGAGCAGCACCGCCATCGTCAGAACAATCACATACTGATGCCAATACGTCTTGTATTTGGCCGCCGCGTTGGCCGCCCCCTTCAGCGACGGATACTCTTCCAAGAACGCGTCCTTGGACTTGACCAAGGCGTCAAACAGTTCCAGGGTGGTCCGCATGACAAAGACCCGCAGGTCCCCCTTTTCGTATTCTTTCGGGGGAATGTCGGCGGCCTGGCAAAACGTGACGAAAATGTTTTTGACCATGCGGTGCACCTCGGTGTCGGATTCCGCGGACAGGGTGGGCGCCTCCGGCCCTGCCAACGCCGCCGGCCGTTCCCACGGTTCTTGGTCGCTCTCTTCCGGAGGAATAATGAGGGCGCTGGACGTCTTCTTCTTGAACCCGTGCTCGTCGTACAGTTCCTCGTTGACCCATTCAATCTTGGTCATGATGTACCCACTGTGTTTGTCCACAATGGCGTCGCCGTCGTCGCTCAACATCTGAAACTGGGTCAGTTCCTCCAGGAGGGCCTGGTAGCCCGCCTCCCCCCGGTCAACGTAGGCTTTAGCTAAATCGTAGAGGAACGCCGGCAACAGTTTCGTATTGGTGTCGGTGCAATACAGCCAGTGGTCGTCCTCGCCCAGCTCGTCCACCATCGCCCGGCGCAGCGCCCCCGTCTGGTAGAACCGGACCACGTCGTATTGCCGCTTGGAAAAATCGTCCTGACCCAAGATGTCGTTGCGCAGTTTCGTATAAGGCGACTGGACCGGGGCGGGTTCCTCCGATGTGGCGATTTCTTGTCCCAGGGCGTAGGCGAACAGGCTGTATTTCTGTTCCACCACGGTGCGCAGACGCTCCTTGGCCACCAGGCTGCGCGAGGCCTGCAGAATCCACATTTCCATCTGTTTAGTCAATTCTTCTTGGGACAGGTTGAGGCGCGATTCCATCTCTTGGACGGCGTACTGTTGGCGAATCTGTTGAATGCGGCGCTCGGCCGTGTCTGCCGTGTCGCAAGTGGCCGTCTGCGGGTTGCTATAACACGCCGGTTGACCGTTGCAGAGCGCCTGGTTGAGGCGTTTGGCGGCCTGGGCGTTCACCGCCCCGCGTTTAGCCGGAAACGCGGCGTCAATCAAATACATCAAATGGGCAAAAGACTCTTCTTGGACCGACGTGTCCCGGACCCATTTGTTCTTGATACGCTTGTAGAATTCGCGGTCGGGGACGCTCAGGACCTCGCCCTCGGCCGTCTGAGGGTAAACGTCCAACATGGCGTATTGTCCCTCGCGTACCTGCTTCTTCTTGGCGACCAGCGTTTTAGCCAATTCCGCGGCGGCTTCCTTGGCAATGCCGTGTTTCTGGATCAAGTTCACCGCCAACACGTCTAAAAATTCCGTCATGGCGGGGCTGTCGGCCGCCTCGCCTTTAGGCGGCATGTCGCCCTTGTAGGCGTCCAATAAACCGTAGGGGGTGTCGTCCAGTTCGGGGTCGTAATATACGGCCTCTTGGTGGTTGTCCTTTTGCAAATCGGCCAACGACGTGTAGCGTTTGGTCAAGACCAGGCGGTCGCACACCCCCCCTTTAGGCGTATGGGCGCGTGCGTCGTCGGCGTCGGCGGCGTCGTCCATCGGACGAATCGCCTTCAAAAAGGACTCGGCCACCACGTGGTGCAACGTGGCGTTGCGCAACAGCAGGGCGAACAACCCGGCGTAATCCTTACGCAACATGGTCTGCCATATTTCCGAGCCCGACATGGGCACCCAAGGCCGGTCCGTCGCCACGTGAAAAACCCGGTAAGCGTCGGCGAAAATCTCGTACAACGCCCCCTTGTTGAGCAACTGCCGGGCCAAATTGGCGTCCATCATGTCGGTCATGTGCGAGGGCGAAATGAGCCGCTCGTACTTCTTCTCCAACGTCCGGTAGGCGTCTCGGCGCTGGTAGAACGCTTCCTTGTAGGCGTGCGTCCGCTTGCCGATGAAATACCGAATACGGTTGAAGGCCACGTAAGGTATCTGATCCAAGGTGACCAAGAACGGTTCCATCGCATCCAGATAATCCCGAACGGACACGCCTTGGTACACCGACCACGTGTCTTGGACCAATTCCACTAAATCAAAGGTGGTCGGCACCACCGAGTTTAGGAAGCTCCTATACGTGTCTTGGGAGGGCGACTCCGCCAATGTCGGGTCCAGGACGTAGTGTTGGATCCCCTTCATGAATCCCGTCGTGAGCAGGCCGCGCTGCTGGACCCCGCGGCCCAACGTGGCGTAGTAGTTGGCGTCCAGGTCGTCCACGACAAAGGCGTTGACCGCCGCCGCGGCGGCCGGGGTCAAGGTGCGGTACTTTAGCCAGTGTGCGTGGGCCCATTCGGCGCGGCGCATCATGTCCAGGGTCGGCAAATGGACGCGGGAAAACTGGCCCACGGCGGTGGGCATGGCGAGCCACGACTCTATGGACATGGTTTCTCCGGCCCCCATGCGCCGGGGATGGAAAACTCGGCGGTTGTCATCCGAGCGTTCCGGGTACATGGTGGCGTCGTTGAACCGTTGCACGAAGAAGGTGGTCGGTTTGAGGGTTGTATGCCGGGCGGACGAGGTGGCCGCGTAGGCCGAGAAATCCCGCCCCCCAATGGCGTTGTTGACCACGGACTCCCACGTATCGTGGGTGACGGTCGGAACAAACAAGACGGATTTCCGGGGGACGACGTCGTCGTACGTAGTGAGCGGGGCGTCGTCCACGGGATGGAAAAACGGGTCCACGCCTTCCAACCAATGGCGGTACGGATTGACCACCCCGTGCATCGCGTCGTTCTTGTAATCCTTGAAGACGTCCTTCAGGGCGTCCAGGTCGTGCGCGACCATGACCGTGTCGCCCGTTTCGGGGAAATCGCCCGCGTCTTCGTCGGGCAAATAGTAGATTTTGCGACGCGTTTGTGTCACGGGAACCCACCAGGACAACGGCCGGGCCGTGAACGCGCGGGGGTCGGACCCCCAGTGTTCCACCATAGGTTTGTATTTGTTGCCCAGCGTCCGCACTCCCTGAACCTGCTGTGTATAGGGGTCCACGATGGAATACATGTCGCGCAACTCCCGGAATCGGTCCAGCAGCCGATGGACGCCCCCCATGACGTCGTGCGTGCGTTGGGCGTTGGGGACTTGGGAAAGCAGTTCGTTCATGAGACTGGTCAACTGGGTCTCAATGTTGAAGACCATTTCGTACTGTTCCTGTTCCACAAACTGCTCCACGATATTCCGATCCTTGCCAAAGAAGAGCTCGTCGGCTTCCAAATACTGTTCCTGCAGGAGCTCGCGAATGTTGCTGTCGTATTCAATGGTTTCGGGGAACGACAATATCACTTCATTGTCGGGGGTGTACTCCATGGTCGGAGTGGCACTGGGAGGCGGCGAAGAGGGCACGTCGGCGTCCTCTGCTGCCGGGGCCGGGGCCGCGGTCGCGGCCGGCGACGACCGCAACACGAACCGCTCAATACCGAGTTCCTCCGGAAGGCCCCGATAGCTAAAATCAATGTATATGATGTCTTGGGAAGGATGCAGCGTCAACTCAATTTGATCTTCTTCTAAATGGGTGATTTTAGCGGTCATGGGTTGCTCCACGCCGATGAAATAAATGTCCACCCACTGGTCGGGAACCAGTCCCTTTTGGCGGGCGTACCCGGGTTCCTTGGCCCGCGTCAAGAGTTCTATACGCTGAATAGAAGAGTCTCGGAGGTTGCCTTCGTCGTCCAAATTGAGCAGGAGGACGTCAAAAGAGGTCACGTCTACCAAACGGACCTTGTCGTCGTCAATGTAATCCACTAAGAACGTCTTTTCATTGAGATCCAGTTTCACCCCGGGAGACGTCGTTTCGGTCGGTTTGCTGGTGAACAATTGGATGATATCGCCGTAATGTAGGAATTGGGCGGCGGGGGGCGACGCTGGGGGACTCGGTCGGGATGAAGGGGAAGTATACGATTGATTCGGTGGTTCATCCATAGTACTGTTACTACTACTATATCGTGGGATGTTTCCTTACCGATGACCGCCGAACCCGTACGGTACACCTGCCTTTCCCGAAAAGGGCGTAAAAACACGCGGCCATGGTAATTTAGACCTTAATATCGTCTGGCGATTCCGAATTGCGTGATGGTTCATTATACAACAACCTCCGGGAACGTGTCGTACCCTCCGGTGCAATATCACCTGGACGTGTCCAATATTTGTCCCCCGGGTGCGGGGCCGCGCCCTTCCGACGAGAGCACTGTCGCCGCAGACCCGGTGATTCACATCAAATCCTATATCACGTCTCACAATACGTATTACATTGCCAATTCCCGCGTGGGCGGCGATACGCTCCTCGCGCAAGGCGTGGTGGACCCGGCGATTTACAATTCGGTGGTCCTGGATGCGTCCACCCACGAAGTCTACGCCTTTTCACCACCTAAATCGGCGTCCCTGGACACGTTTATCCACACCGTGTCGGGAGGCACCGGGGAGAACAAGGAGAACAAAACCGTGGACCTCCAACGGACCATTGTATCCGAGATCATAGAGGGCACCATGGTCAATCTCTGGTACGACCGTAAAGTGAAAAAGTGGGAGATATCTACTAAAACGGCCGTCGGAGGCGGGTACACCTACGTGCGGGACCACCGAATGGACGACGTGGACCCCTTCAAACACGCGACCGGAAACGGAACCTTTAGCTGCGTGCCCGGCTACATGAATTTCCTCCAAATGTTTGTGGAGGCCCTGGTAATGTCCAGCGAACCGAGTGGCGTGGGAATGGAGGCCCACGGTAAGCCGTTTTCCTGGGAAACGTACAGCGGCCAACTGAACAAACTGTTGAACCAGTGGCGATGGTCCAAGCGGTATTGTTACAGTTTCGTCTTGCAACACCCGCACAACCGTTTGGTGCTGAACGTGACGGTACCACGCGTGGCTCTGGTGGCGGTCTACCGCAAGCAAGAGGACCGCCGACCCCGGCGCCAGGCCAAGCACAGCGTCGTGATAGAGGCCGTGGACCCCCGTATTTTCAAGGACTGGGAGTGTTTTCGTCATGCGGTCGGGGTATTCTTCCCGGCCATGCTGTACTCGGGATGCGGGTCGTACGCCGACCTACTCCGGCCCTACTATTCCATTCATTCGCCGATAGATCAGGTCGGACACGGCATCATGTTGTACGACGTGGTCACGGGTATACGCGCCAAAGTGACGAGCGCCGTGTACCGTGAATACAAGGAGAAATGCGGCATACCGAGCAATTTGCTCTTCCAATACACATGTTTGAATCACACCGGCAAGGTGGACAAATTCTTGCAGTGCTTTCCCTTTTACACCGGCGCCTTTGATACCTACAAGACGATTTATCACAGTCTCATGTTCAACCTCTACGAATCCTACGTACTGCGCTACCGGATGACGGCGTCCACCCCGATTTCGCCCCGGTTCTTGCCCCACGTGGACTACTTGTACTACCACGTTTATTTACCCGAAAAGGCGGCGGCGAAGAAGCGAGGGGGGCGGCCGCTGGGAATCACCTTGACCAAAATCCGGGAATATTTAGACGGTTTGCACCCCACCCTGTTGTTCCAGGCGATGCAATCGTAAACCGTAACCCACATAAAGATTTTTTCACGATATACTACATCGTGATACCGCCCCCACCCCCCGTTTCATGTCATCTGCAAATAAGAGTACCATTTTGAAATCCTTCAACAAGTTGTTTTTTGATTTCCTGGACGACGTACTGACCATTTATCCCGAAAACAAGGAAATTAAATACGCCAAAAGCCAGTTTGAGTTCATCAACCGGGGAAACCCCACCATCATCGTCAAATTCTGGAAGAAATATGTTTACGATCCCTACCAGGCCCAGATTGACGCGGGGAACATTCAGTTTTTCATAGAGAAGGATTACCGCACTGATTTTGAAAACTCCCACGGGGAGGCGGATTCCTACAAGAAAATTCTGGACATGATTGAGAACGTCAAGTCCATTGTGCGCGACATGGACGACACGAACCGCGCCCACGCCACGGAATACATCGTCAATCTCAGCAAGCTGAGCGTGGTGTACACGGGATTTGTCTAGAGTAGGCCGGGATGGAGGGGGCGACCCTGACGCCAAAAACACACTCACACGCTGTTATACATTCCACGGAATGTATAAGAGCTCACCTGCTTACAGAGTCGCCGAAACCGTCGTAGCGGTACCCGCAATGTTCATGACGTACGGGATCACCGTATACGTATACGTGTTGCCCGTCGTCAACGTCGTGGGATCGTCCTTCCAGATCACCAAGCTATAGTTGTTGGAGGAGAGGGTCGCGGCGCACGACACATTGTACGAAGCCGCCGTACCGGTCGTGCCCGACGACACCGTCCGGTTGATGGCCAAATAGCTGAAGGTCCCGTTCACGCTCAATACTACCGCGCCATTGCTGGCGTCCGCCACCATGGTGGTAATGGCGGGCGTAATCGTGGACGTGCCCTGGTAGTTGTAATTGTACAACACATTGGCCTCGGGCAACGTGAGCACCCGGGTATAAAACCGGAATTCGTCCACTTTGCCGTTGAAGTACGCCAATCCAGGACCGTACCCAATCATGTTGGTATTGTACGTGACGGACGGCGAGTACGTGGCCGTGGAGTTGGTTCCCGCCAACGAACCGTTCAAGTAAATGAATTGGGACGCGGTGGTGCCGTTAAACATGACGGTATATGCCACATAATTCCAGGCGTTCAGATTGACCGCCTTGGTAGAGGCCAACGTCACCCCGTTGTAACAGGCGGTGAGGATGGGCACCGAACCCACCCCACAGGTCAAATTGAAGGAAGACGACGTCAACGTGGACGAAATATCAAAAATGACGGAATTCGCCACCTGTTGACCGCTCGGAAAGAACCACGCCGAAACGGTCATGCCGTTGCCCAACGCCGCGGCCGGCGAGACGTAATTATTAGAATTGAGCAAATACTGGCTGTTGGCGGAACTCAGGGTCAAATCGCCGGTTCCGAAATTCGTGCTGGTATCTATCACGATTCCACCATACAAGGTGCTGTCGTATACTCCCACTAACGTGGCAAAATTAGCATAGGAACTGGTAGAAATAGACGATGTTGCCATTTTATCTTATAGTATGCAGTGATATTTTTAGTATTTCAAACGGGGTGTGGATTCCGAGCGCGACCATGCATCATAGCACCATCAAAAGATGGGTAATGGCCACGTATACCGAGGTAAACAATACGCTCTTCATCGCCATGCCCCAGGGGGTTAAATGGCCGTCGCCACTGTACAACCACGACCATTTGCCTAAATAAGTGAACATGATCTTGGAGATAAATTGCATTTCAAATAGGAAATACAGCAGGACGATGAGCAAGGGATGTTGATACAGCCGAAACAAGTTCTCATACCACTCTTGATGGTACTTTTCCTTTTCGTGTTGGCGTATGGTCACTGCCTCGGTGGCGTCGTACTCCTTGATATAGTCCTTGACCCGTTTAGGAGGCGGAGGAGGAATGTAATTGGCCTGAACCGCTTCGTCTTGAGAGAGCCGCGTAGTATCCTGAGGAATATCGCGTGAAGGTAACCGTTGCATTTCTTTAGGTAACATTTCGGGCAAAATGTGTGCCGGTGCCTGGGGATGCGACGGCGGGTTCTGGTTCTGTTCATACGACGTATCTGGCAACGGTTTCAGTCTATCTAAGCTGGTATAATCGGTACTCATGCCCTCACGGGAGGTCGGGTCGTTGGCTTCCATACTCGGGCCTCCGTCCTCGCCCCATTTTCCCGGACGCGACACCTGGCTCGGGAACGGGATACTGTCCACCGAAGGGACCGCGTTCCCGTAAGGGTTCGGATGCACATTTAGAGGAATGTAATTGTTGGCGTTGGATTGTCCGCCTAAAAACGCCTCGTTCATGTTCTCACCGGGCCTTTCGGAAACGATGGAATTCCGCGTGAATGACGTGGAGGGCATGCTGCTGGAGATCTGATATGTGATATTTTCTTGTCCCAACGGCAAGTCGGATAAACGAGTCGCATTGGCTGACATGGGACGATCCTATACATGCATTTTGTATTATTAAGGGGTGGATTATTACGCCGAGAGCGGTGGGTCGGGTCGGCTAATGAGCGTGGGGTCCGGCGGTAGGACGCGGCGGAGGCTTGGTTTCCGGTCCGTGACTCATGCCCTCGGAAAAGGGCAAGGCTTGTTTGTTGGGATCACATTTCACGGGCACGGCGTCGTATTTGTAACATTTGTGGTCGTATTCAAATACCTTGCCGTCCACCTTCTTGATCACGGGGCCGCTGAAGTTGATGCAGTCCTTGTCTTTGCACACTTTGAAGAACAGCGATGCCAGTCCGATGCCTAAAATCACCGAGATGATGATTCTGCCCGTGGGCGAATTGACCAACCGACGCAGATTCATGTCTTGAGGGCAATAGTGTATATGTTGTATACACTATTGCCCGATTATCAACGGACCACGGTCATGTCCGGCCTATATCTCAATCTCAATGCGGGTAAAGTTTTCCCCCAGAGAGGGCGATGTCGCGGGAGGAGGATCCACGGTGGACAGCATGGATTGCATGAGTTTCCGGCGCCACGTGTGAGATTGCTGGTTCAGTTCCTCGGCACTGCGGGTCAAATACTCTATTTGCGCCTGCTGAAGTTGTATCAACTGCACCACCTCCTCCAAGGTGAGTTGTTTAGGGGGCTGTCCCGGTTGCTGAATGACGATGGCCGGCTGGCCCTGCTGCTGCTGCTGTTGATGCTGCTGCATCTGTTCACGAATCATCCGGTCACGCTCGGCTTCAATCTCCTTGATCTGCTTCTGGACGTCAGGCTTCATGTTGGGGAGTCCCGGGGCGTAATTCTCCAGCAGCTTGTCCACGTCCTCCAAGAAGAATTTCTTGATATGGGCCTCTTTAGGCAATTTGAAAAAACTGTCAATGTCCCGGTTGGATTCCTGGACAAACATGGGGTTGACATTTTCCAGGAGCTTGCGCTTATCAAACGTATTGTGCTCGTGAGAAATACATAAAATGCACTTGAACGGGTTCAGTTGGACCATGGGAATCGTGTACTCTTTCAAGAACTTTTTCTCTTCCGCCAGGCAGGCCGACGCGTCGTATTTGGTAATGTCCATCAGTTCGCGCCGGTAAGCAAACGTGCCGTTGGTGGCATGTTGCGTCGGGATCGGAACGTAGTCGTCCAGCTTGGCGCCCACGCGGTTCCGGTGTCCGAAATTGGCCTCGTGGGCCGCCTTGGCATCGGGGGTCACCATGTACGGACCGAACTTGTACAACTTCTTGATGTGCTTGAAATACAGAAACATCTCGGACGAACCGGCGCAGAGTGCCCCCGGGTTGCGCTCCAACACGTCCACGGAATGCGACACGCGCTCGCTCATCATGACATCGTCGTCGTCCATGGGAATGATATATTTAGCGCGCTTGTCCACCAACGAGTTGGCGTAATTGCGTTTCGTGCCCAGCGGGACCTTGCCTTCCATGCGCACATACCGCACATTCGGCATGCCCGCCGCGGCCACAATATCACCGATCGGGTCCGTGCCGTCGTCCACGACAATAATCTCCATACGCGACTGGGGGTAGTCCTGGTTACGCACCATCTCCAAGAACATGGGAATGAAGGGCCGGCGATTGAAAGTGACACACAGAACCGAGACAAACGGGCGTTTGAGTTCCTCGGGGGTGGGTTTCAGAGGAGCCAACGGTTTGGGCGTCGCCAACTCGGGCGGCAACGGCGGCAATTCGGCCAGGGCAATGTCAATCTCGTCGGGACCCGCCGGTTTCTTGGATTTCTTCTTACCCATGATTGATTGACCAAAGATTATCAATATGAATAGGTGTACGTTCCAGTATTTATGTGGCTTTTTGGGGGTGCCGGGGCCTTCCACCCCCTTTGGGCGCCTGAGTCCTATACCTTTCATTACCACCACGCACGGAAAGGGCGCCGTCAGGGACGCGTTATAGATATCCATATAGATGTCGGCTCCCATAGTAAGTCATTGTCATGTTGTTGGAATCATTGTTACATGTTGTGGGTGCTGGCGGTGGAGACGGTAGCGGCAACGCCCCCGGCCCGGTGCCGGTATGGGACGCCTCTGCCTCGGGATCCATCTACGAACCGTTCAAATTGCCCCTGGCCTACCAACCGGAATCCCGTTGCCGTCCCCTGTCGGCGACCTTGGTCCAAGACTTGGAGCTGTGCGGAACCGAGGGAGGGGGAGGGGGAGGGGGCGGCGGTGGGGGCAGCGCGGGCGACTCCATGTACACGCGCCTGTTTCAACCTTCCCACAGTTTTGGTCGCCAGTTGATTCCGGAATGGGGCAAGCACTTTAGTTCAGACGTGGCCTACCTCAAGGACACCCAGGCGGTGTTGACCGACATGCCGGGTTACCAATCTTGGATGACCTCTCCCGGCGAGAACTTTCTTCCTAAAGGTGCCCATGCCCCGGCCGAACCCTTTATGACACAGGACCGGTGCGACCGTATCCTGACGCTGTGGTCCGGGGTGCACCGCCCAGATTTCCTGGAAAAATACAGTTACATGGAATGGTCCTTTCTGACCTTTCTCAACGAATCGTCCTCGTTTTTGCAAATACTGTCGGTGGGCAACATGATGTCGCCTCTTATCTCCCTGTTCATTCCGGTGCTGTTTCTCTTGATGCCGTTTGTGGTCTTGAGCATCCAAGGCGTCTGCATCAGCTGGGACACCTATTTGACCACCCTGAAGAACGTGGCGCGAAACCATTTCATCGGGAAAGCCATGGTGGGTCTGCAATCCCTGTCGTGGGACAAGCTCCTATACGTGCTCCTCATGTTGGGCCTGTATTTGATGCAAGTGTACCAGAACGTGATGGCCTGCGTCCACTTTTACCAGAACACGCAGCAGGTGAACCAAGATTTGGTGGACCTGGACCAATTCTGCGTGTATTCGGCGCGGTCCATGGACACCTTTGTCAAGATGCACGGCGACCGTCCCACGTACCGCGCCTTTTGCCAGGAGGCGGCCCGGCGTTCGCAGTGTCTGAAGGGCCTGCACGAGCGTCTGCGGGCTCTGTCGCCGTTTGGCCTGCGGATGCAAAAGGTGGGGGAACTGGGGGCCATGATGTCCTGTTATTACCACGTCCATTCCTGCGCGGAGGTCCAAGAGGCGGTCCGGTACGCCATCGGGTTTGAGGGCTATATCAACAATTTGCGGGGGGTGTCGCATCACCTGAGTGCGGGGAACGTGGCGTTTGCCCAGTTTTCGGCGGCGGCGGCGACGTCGGCGGGCGGAGGTACGAAATTCCTAAACCAGTACTATCCGGCCTTGTTGGACGGCGGCCAAGAGAGAGGCATCGTGAAGAACGACGTCTCGTTGAAAAAGAACATGATCATTACGGGACCCAATGCGTCGGGCAAGACCACCTTCCTGAAGACCACCGCCATCAACGTCATTTTTACGCAACAGTTGGGTTGCGGGTATTACGGGGCGGGGAGTCGCCTGCCGCGTCCTTATACCCATATTCATTCGTATTTGAACATTCCGGACACGTCGGAACGCGACAGCCTGTTCCAGGCGGAGGCGCGTCGGTGCAAAGAGATCCTGGATACCGTGGACCAGGCCCAGAACGCCGTGCACTTTAGCATCTTTGACGAACTGTATTCCGGTACGAACCCCCGGGAGGCGACCAAGGCGGCGTATGCCTTCTTAAAGTACCTGTCCCAACGCCCCAACGTGGACTTTATCTTGACCACCCACTATACGGAGGTGTGCAGACAAGTCAAGAAGACGTGCAAGCGGCGCATTCATAATTATAAAATGGAGGTCGCCCGCGCGTCCGTCGGAGGGGCGGCCGCTCCGCCCAGCATGAAGTACACGTATCGGATCAAGCGCGGCATCTCCACCGTGGAAGGCGCCGGAAAAATATTGGAAGACATGAATTATCCTAGCGAAATAATGCATGACTTTATCGTGGGCAACGCGGCGAGCGAGAGTCCGCCTCATGGTCCATCTGCTCCAACAGCTATAGTGGCCGTAGAGGGCGCAGGGGGAGGGGGAGGGGGAGCGGTGTTTATTTCTTGACCTTGTTGGCGGTGGCAGTGGCAGAGGCGGTGGTCATCGCCTCCTTCTTCTTGTCCATACCCTCCCGGTGGGTCGGGTAGCGGTTGAAGAGGCGCCACACGTAACCGTACGTGAAGTAAAAGATGATGGCAAAGACCAGGGAGTGGACGGCCGCCTTGGTCATCACGCTTCCCTTGGGGGGAAGGCTGAGCAACACTCCCGGGGAGAGGAGCAGAAACAGAATCGCTGCGTAGATAGAGACGGAAAAGCTGTACATGGTGATGATGGTGGTGTGATTGGTATGTATAGGGTACCCAGACATTTTATTTTGCGGTGGGCGTCGGAATTTGCGTGATGGTCGCATAAGCCGACACCGTGGGTGCCCCCGTCACGGTAGGACGGGGCGTGGCGAACGGCGTGACCACCACCGGGACCGTAGGCGGGGGGGAGGTGGCCGCGGGGGTGGACGTCGGCTTGAACGTCGCCAGAGGCGTGACCCCCGGCGTAGCCGGTTGCGTGTACGCGGTGGTCACGGTCACCCCGGTCAATTTCGTGGCCGTCGGGGTAGGCGCCACCGTATGCGGCCCCGCGGTGGATAAGGACGGCGTCGGCGTCGGTTGGCGCCCCGAAACGGGGGTCGGACGCGACGTCTGGAAAGACGGCATGGGCGTCGCAGGCAGGGTGGCCTTCGGCGAGGGGGTATACGTGACCGCCGCCGAGGTAATGTGGGTCATAAAGGGGGTCGGCGTGGTGAGCAGTGGGGCCTGGGCCGCCGCCGGCGCCCCCGACATGGCTAAATTTTGGTCCAACCCTCCTTGCTCGCCACGAGAACGGATGTCCTCCGGATTCAACTCCCGGGCTTGCCGGCTTTGAGACCACGCCATGGTGGCTTCCTTGTAGGGACCGTCGGGAGAGGCCGCCCACTTATCCTGTTCTAAATCTGACGACATGATAACAAATGGATGGGGTTTGTTATAATGTGCTCATATATTTTTTATGTCTTTTTGACCGTTTGACCTTTGTTTTGTCTCTATGTTTCGTGTCTTTGTTACAGTAGGGTTTCCTCGTTCCTTTCGTTCCGTACCGATACATGATATCGGGGGTTTACTTGGGAGCGGGGCCGCTCCGGCGCTTCTTTTGCACCTTGGTAAATCCCAACAAATTGTCGCCCTCGGCGGCGACCGTCGGCGCCGCGGCCGCTGCCGCGGGAGCGGAACCGCCGCCGTCCCCGGTCATCCGGGGCTCACTCCGTACCTGTCTCGGAGGAGGACGGGAACCACGACCCTCACGACCCTCGCCGTATCCCGACGATGAACGCGCGCTGCGGCCCCCCTCGTGGGGCGTTTCGCGCAAATTGTTCATGGAAATACGGCGTGTCTCACACATGATAGGACCACCCTTGACCCCACTCACATCCATGGCCTGGAACTCGTGGCCGTCCGAGTTCGCCTTGACCAGCGTAAAATCCACATACTCTCCCTGCACCAAATACTTGTACTGGGAATTGGACACGCGAATGGATGTATAGTGCACAAAGATATCCTTCTCATTGTACTCCCCTGGCTCACACACCGTGATGAAACCGAACCCCGCCTTGTTGTTGAACCACTTCACGGTACCGGTCAAACGCTCGGCAATCACCGTGTAATCGCCCGCAGGGAGTTCCGTGGTCCGTTCAGTCGGGCTTGTATCTTCGGGTTGGTTGACTAACTCAATTGGATCATTGTTGGATTTTGACATGTTATTCGTAAATGTGTGGTGTTGGCTAAGAGAGAGAGAGGTGTGCGCGAAAACAACTGGTTGACTTGGGGTATAACCAATATGCATTATTACGGGCGGAATCTTTATGTTGGTTTTCAGGTATCATGGCCCATGGCCACCGACTTCCGGCGCATCATCATCCTCCTGACCATCCTCCCGGCCGTAAATATACTCCGGTTCTTGGTCGTATTTCAACGCCGTACATCGTTCCATGTAACGGGTCCACGTAGGATCGTTGCATTTGATGCGCGTTTTGTGCATATACAACAACCGGTTCAGGGGAGAACCGATGGACAACAGATCCGCGTCCTGGAGGGGCGGGTGGCCGCCCCCGTTCCGTTCCGATTCCAGGGCGAAATAATAGTCCCTCTCCCACGGCAATTGACCTTGCAACATCATGTAGAGCAAAATATACCCCACTTGCAGGCAGTCGTCTCGGCGCGCATTGCGCACCCCCAGATGCGTATAGATGGACACGTACAGGGGGGATCCGATCACGCATTGGGTCGTCCCCCCCGTCTTGGGGATATGACGGCCCGTGTTCCCGTCTACGTAGAACATGGCCAGTCCAAAGTCTATGACCATCAACCTTCCTTGGTCGTCCAACATGAGATTCTCCGGTTTCAGGTCCCGGTGAACGACGGCCAACTGGTGGATGGACTTTAGCGTTGCCAAGAGGGATTGGGCCACGGTATTCACCTCGTACGGCGCAAACGGGCCGTGTTGTTTCACCCACTGGGCAAAGGTGCCCCCGTTGAAATGGTTCATGACCAAGGTGGGGACCGATTCCACGACCCCGAACCACAGAACTTTAGGAATGTTCAGAGCCGCCCGTTCCTGGGTCGGGCACCGTTGATGCAAATAATTCAGCATGGTTGCTTCGTGTTTGAGTAGGTTCAGTCCACTGTAGTCGTATTTCACCGCCACCAGTTTCACCTGGTTGGCCGTACTATGTTGGAGGTCTTTAGCCACAAAGACTTTACCAAATTTACCTTGACCGACCATACGCAACGTCTGGTAACGGTTGGCGATCAAGACCAGAGGAAACCCCGAAGGTTCCGGAGAACACACTCCCGTCCCCTGGGGGCGCGGGGGACGGGGCGAATTTAGGGAGGACGACGTCCGGTCCAAATACATGTTCATTCGGTGTGCTACGTGTAAATCATATACAACAATTGTGTGTATATGATTTAACCCCCTCAATGAATCCGTACGAATCGCGGCAAAATATTCGTCGCTGGTTTCAAGAAGCCTATGCCGATCCTGACCTGCAGGCCACCGTAGACATCCAGGCCCTTTTGGACAACGACGACGACGAGACCGCCGCCCTGACCTCCCTCAAAGACATTCAGGAAAAGACCTGGACGCAGTTGGTGGCCCTGGACCTTCCCAGCGAGGAAATACTGTGTGATTACTTTACCCGCCTCGCCGACTACCAATACATGGACGAAGTGAACCAGATTCTGTGTGGCCGGTTTGTCCGGTGGATACGGAAACCGGGCGTATCGCCGTTTACCCGGGAGTCCGCGTCGACCGATGGGTTCGGAAGCATGAACCACCAGTTGTCCAAGGGAGGGTTTGTGACCGGGGTGAAATTCACCAACACGGGGACCGTCATCATGATCAACATGACTTGCCAAGGAAAACCCCGATGCTACAGTTTCAAATACGACAATTACGTGTTTTTTCAGAAGCTTACCAAGGAGGAATTGTTTGTGCTAAACATGGAGGCGCGCACGCGCGCCGGCGAGGGGGAAGAGGCGGCGGACACCACGCTCAACGCAGAAACCACGTAAAAAATTGAATGCAAGTCCATGATATCGTTCACGACGAGTACACCCCCGCCCCACACACACCCATGTCATCGCAAACCTCCCCCGCCGACGCCTCCACCCCCCTGATGATGGTCCAAGATTACCTGAATTACCTGAACCTCGCGGGAAAAAAATACGCGATACTGAAAATCTACGTGAAACCGTCGGCCGAGGGCGACATCAATCTCGTGGAACTCTACCAACAGCACATTCAAAAACACAACGAGGCCATATGCAAGTCTGTCTTTCCCGACGCCGGATTTGACGTATTGGTGCCTCAACACACGGTGGTGCCCCCGGGTCCGCAGGCATCCACGATGATCCCTCTGGGCATTCGGTGCGAAATGTCCGCCGTCGCTGGCGACGTGACCGAACCCGTGGCGTTCTTCCTGATGCCCCGGTCCTCGCTGTCCAAGACCCCTCTGATGCAATCCAACAGCATCGGATTGATTGATTCCGGGTACCGAGGCGAACTCATGGCGCCTGTGCGCAACTTTGCTCAAGAGGGTTACCCTATACTGCCTCATACGCGCCTGTTTCAACTGTGTCACCCTTCGGCTTTACCCATCCTCGCCTATTTAGTGGAAAATGTGGAAGACCTGTCGTCCACCGAACGGGGCCACGGAGGCTTCGGTTCCACGGGGGTCTCGGGATCTAGGACGTAGACGCCGCGGTCGCCGCCGCCGCGGTTTGTTTGAATTCCTTCCAAGAAATCTTTTTTTCGGGGACCACTTCCGGTTTAGGAGGCTGGGACGCCGCATATTTTTTGTCTAAATTGTTCCCGTGCCGCACCGCCGAATCCAGATAGAACTCTTTGAGCACCTTGCCAACCAAGACGGAACCTTCGTGTTGGTCCACCTCCTCGTTCTCAATCGCCCGCAACACATTGAGCACTTTGGCTAAAATGTCGTAATTAATTTCGTTGCGAAGGACACGTCGAAAAATGTCCGTGTAATTGGCAAACAGGAACGGCGCCACCGTCTGGGCTGCCTGTTCCGCGGCCTCGGGGTCCGTGGCGCCCGCCGCCGAGCGTTGGTATTGGACCAGCGCCATGATGTCCTTCTGAATCAGGGCACTGTGTTTCACCCGCCGTATGTGTTCGGTATTGTCGTCACAATTATGCGTATTAAGCAATCTCTTGAGATCCAAACTTTCCTGTGGCGTCAAATACGTGTTCATTCTATCGTGCAGGGGCGTATACTATAGGATACGAGTCATTTGTGTCCTATACAACGCGTGCCATGTACGCGCACATACGTCTGCATCATTGTATGCGAATAGTCTATAAGATTAGGGTCAAAACCGGTTGAACCGCACACCTACCATGAATCCAGCCGAACCACCGAAACCCGTAAATCAAAAGGACGACCTAGACGAAAATATTGCTAGACAGATCCCCCAATTGTTGGCCAGAGCCGCCGCCGGCGTCACGGAAACAAATAAACCCGCGGCGGCGGGGGCAGAGGCTGCTGCCGCCGCGGGGGGTTCCACGGAAGAGATTACGGACACCCAATTTCCGATTTATTTGATTGTCCCTTCCACCCCGTCCCGGATCATGACGGTCTTGGTCGTATTGATCATATACTTCATTTACGTGGCCTTGATCACGTTCATGACGTCCTACAATTCCAAGTTTGTCCCCAATTTCGCCATGTTGTGGGATTTCGTGTTTGGCATCAATACCACAAAATACCAAGACGAGTTCAATCAGTATGTGCAAAACACCATGTTGTACGCCGCCGCCAACGTGGACACCCTGGGCACCGAACCCAATACCAAGGGCCGTTGGGAAAAGGGGGTATGGGTCCCTAAAACCGCCGATACGTTCGTGGGGGGTGGCGCGACCACAACGACGACGGAACCCTCCACCGATTGGGTCAGTTTAGCCATAACGTCGTTCCAGAGCGTTTTCCAAGAACTACGGACCTTTCTTACACGGGTCATGAACCAACTCATGGTCCAGTCGTTTGTCAGTGGCAACAAAGTGAAGGTGGCCCGTATGGAAACTCCCTTTCCGTCTGCGCCGCGCTCGTACGATTTTCCGAAATAAAACTTAACGGGGTACTGTATATGTGCAGATGGACCGCCAATTCGCCCAACCCATTGGGTATCTGAGTTGTTGCGGGGAATCCCTCTTTTTATTCGTGGTCCTCCTGTCGTCCATGAGTATTGTGATCATTCAACTGAAATTGCTCCTATACAGTGAATTGTACAAGAACGATTCCCATTGCTACCCGATTCTGTTCTATTTTGGACAAAAGGAGGGGTGCCGCAAAAGCATCGCTAAATACGCGCACCTGAACGCGCTGACCTTGCCGAAAGAATCCTTCACCGCCGAACGCGAGGACGATTCGGCCTCTGATCCTGCGACCCAGGGTGGACTCCGTGTGTCGGTCTTTAGACAATTGTGGGACGCCTATGTGTCGGGGGTGGAAGGGTTGTCCTCCGGTCTGCGTACCTGGACGGGCCACGCCATGGACGAATTTGTCCATCCCGTTTTAGCTAAACAATTTGCGTTTGTGTGATCCGCCGGCGCCGGCATCAAATATCTCCAAATATTTTATCTATAGCACTCTTCGTTCAGTTGCAATATAACATGGCCCTTGGACATTTCCTTCTCTTGGTCGTCGTTCTCCTCCTGCTCATCTTGGGGTTCAGTTATTCGGGATCCTGCAAACCGGTGCCATACGGTCACGACCTCATGAAGACCAACCGCTACGAGGCCTTTCACAATTTCAAGAACACGCCTCTGGAATACACGGGGGCGGCGGGGGCGGCCAACTCGGGCGAAATGGACAGCGCCAAGATGCCCGCCTCGGCCGTCGGGGGATGCAAGAAGGTCGCGGGGTTCCCCGGCGTCTATTGCGCGGCGAACCAAGACCCGGCCACCCCTCTGGATATCTATTCCAAGGCCCCCAGCGGCCCCGACTGCGCGTCCATGGGCTACTCCAATTCGCGCGGGTTCCTCTGCATGAACGAAGAACAGAAGCGTCTGCTGACCACCCGCGGGGGCAACGCCAGCGGCATCGTCTAAACCGGGCACGGGCACGGGCACGTTGACCTTGCACAAACTAGCACCTATACATTCATTCCAAGGAATGTATAGGATGGAAAGGGGGCACGGGGGTTACGTTTTCCGTGATTTAGCGCGGGCATTGCGCGTGGAACCGATGCCCCCCACCGTATGGGGTTTGTAAAACACCCGCGAATTGTCACTGTACAGGCTTTGGTTGGTCAACGCCAACAGAGCGGGACCAAACTTCGGGGGTCCGGGGTTCACGGTCCACACCGGGGTCACGTAGTAGGCGACCTGATCCACAAAAGGCGAATAGGCCTTGACAATGGTGCCAATTTTGTAGTAGGCTTGGTCGTTGGGGTCCGACGTGGCAAACACGCGCCATCCCACGAACAGGTTGTTCGGCGCGGCGGGGTACAGTTCCGGATGGTACACGGTGATGATGGACTGGTCGGCAAACGTCGCCGTAGGCGTATAGAGCGTCGTGTAGAACGGCGGGTCCCCCTCGGCATTGATATAGTAAATCTCGGGGGTGATGGCCCCCACCTTGGTGCCCATCTTGGTCATCGGTCCCAGCATCCATCGCGTGCTGTTGTTTGCACGGACGACGCTGTGTTCCATGCCTTCGCTGAACACATAGCAACGTCCTTGTTGGATGGGATACGCTTCGCCCCCAATGACTAAATCCCCTTCGCGGTCGTTCAAATAGAGGACATAGGTGTCGTCAAAGGGGGAGCCGTCGGCGGGACGATCTACGTGGCTCGGGACGTCGCCCACTGCGCAGGTCAGGGGGATACGCTGATGGGGCGATATGGCCAGCCGAAGGCGGTTGAACAGCTTGGTACAGATGGCCTCGGACACGTAAATGTAAAACGTGGTAACGTTGGTGGTGGTGTTTTTGACGGGTTCTTGGCGATCGTCATCCATCTCCACCGTATCGCCCACCTGCACCGTCGTATGGTAGAGTCGGGACCCCAAGATTTCCTCCATGTCCTCCGTCGTCAACACGTCGTCGTGTACTTCCACGAGGGGAGAAGGGTCCAGGGCGTCGGTCTCTCTCTCCGGTTCTTGACCTGTGGGGGGGGAGGGGGCACCGCTACTAAACCACGCCTCTATCCAACTATACCAGGTATTTCCCATGTTATGTGTGCGTGTAATTGGGACTATAAACTATGCAGAGAACGTAGCTACCTACTTGAACCGAAGAACCAAGAGTTCTCCTACAACTGGGCATGGACAAAGTCCTTGAGGATGCAGACGTCCTTGTGTAAAATCGCCAAGTCGTCTTTGCGGTCCTTTTCTTGGATGGACTTCATACGCTTGGTCAACGCATGGTCCAAACGGGCAATGGAGTTCTTGTAGCAATCCACCTTGTCCATGTAACCGTACTTTTTAGCTAAAACCATCCATCCTAAGTGTTCAAAAGAATGGCGGACCCAGCCGTGGAGGCCGTGGTAGGTGGACAGGTGCTCGGGATGCAAATGCATGTGCGAATATTTAGACATGGTTCGGGAAGCCGACGCCGATTTGCGAGACGAACGTGTCTTGGAGGCAGACATGATGTTTGCTATATATGTGCGTGCTACAATGAACGAAAAATGGCCCGACGCTTCCGAGCAGTGATTACATCGTTACAATTGCAACGATTGCCACGATTGCCACGACGGTTGACCAAGATCTTGGTCCCAAGAAAAAACACATAAATATGTGGTCCGTGTTTACGATAAAAACATAGCACCATACAATAATAAGACGCGGAACAAGCATGACGGATACACAATTTAGCACCAAGACCCCAGCGAAAAAGACAGAGAGCGGCGATGAGCCCCCTCCTCCACAAGACGCGGACCACGTACGTTCGCGCATTCGTCCGCAAGTCATGTATGCCGTCAAACGCACCATTTATCCGGAAGATTGCGACATTGAATTGGCCGTCTATGAGCTTCACGAAATCGGGGACAACTTCTTGGTCGTTTTAGGTAAACCTAAATATACGTATAGTGCCCAAGGGATCCTATACGTGCCTATTTACTTTATTCCTCCCCAGTCCCAAGCACCCAAGACCCAGATTGGGGTGTACGAATACGAGCGGGACCGCGCCGTGGATGTCTTGGACCAAGACGGCGATCTAGACATTCATGCCTTGGTGCCCCTGTTCTACCCGTTTGCGGAGGAGCATGTGCGCAGCCATCCTGGCAACGTGGCCGACATGTTGTCTAAAGGGTTGACCCCGCGGGGGGAGGGGGAGGCCGGGGCCGGGGAGGAGGCGGGGGAGAGAGAAGGAGAAGAGGACGAAGAGGCGGCGAGCGAGGCGTCTTCTGACAACGACACGGACGTGCTCCATTTGTCCAAGGCCAAGGCGTCCCGCATTTCTGACCAACCGTCGTCCAAGACGGCGGCGGCGGAAACCACGTCGCCCCCCGACGGCAATGTCTTCACGGTCCAGCGCCTGACGGTCCCGCCACCCACGTTGCCTAAAGAATCCCGGGAAGACGCCGACCGTCTCAAGTCCGAATACAGGTCGTCGTCCAACGACCCTTGGATTCAGACCTTTATGCGCAACCACCATTACCAAATTCATCCGGTGGAAAACAACGGGGACTGTTTCTTCGCGACGATCCGCGACGCCTACCGTTCCATTGGCATGAACACCACCGTCGCCAAGCTCCGGGACATTTTAGCTAAAGAAGTCACCTACGACATTTTCCAAGAAAACCGGAAACTGTTTCTGGACCTGGACGGCAGCAAGAAGGAGTACGACCGCGAGCTCAAGGCCATGAAGGAGGGATCGGCCGCCCTGGAGAAGCGGTTCAAAACGACGCCGTCGCGGGAGCGGGATGCCGTGCGCGCCGAATTGACCCAAATCGCCAACAAGTACAACGAGACCATGACGTTGCGTCAAACGACGGACCGCATCATCAAAGAAACCATGGGCGACCTGTCCCATATCACCACGTTTGATGAGTACAAGGCCTACCTCAAGACCCCCGCCTACTGGGCCGACGCGTGGGCCATTTCTACGCTGGAAAAGGCGCTAAACATGAAGGTGGTCATCTTTTCGGAAGGCAGTTACCGAGAAGATGCGGTCCACAGTGTGCTCAACTGTGGCGAAGTCAACCGCGACCTGGAAAAGCGGGGGGTATTCGCCCCGTTGTATTACATCATGGTGACGTATAGCGGGGTGCACTACGAACTGCTGTCGTACAAGACCAAGAAAATATTCACGTACCCGGAGATTCCTTACGACGTCAAAACCATGGTGGTCAACAAGTGCATTGAGAAGAATGCGGGCATTTACTATTTGATTGACGATTTCCGCCAGTTCAAGATGGAACTGGGCATCCAGCCCGACGTGGGGGCGCCGGAAGACACGTCCGAGTCAGAGGCCGCGCAGGCGGAGGGCGCGGAAGCGGCCACGTCGCCGGTGGACCTCTACGATGCGTCGGTCGTGTTTCGGTTTTTCGCTAAAAGTGAAAACTCGCCGCTGCCCGGGAAGGGCGCCGGGGAAAGCATCGCCAAGGACAAGATGGTGGACTACAAGGACCTGAAGACCGTGCCGAACTGGCGGCGGAAGCTGGACGATACGTGGGTACTGGACGCCTCCCACGCCTTGGTCTTGGACGGACACCAGTACGCCTCGGTGGAACATTATTACCAAGCGTCTAAATTCCAGTATCCGGGCGCGCCCCCGGCGAACCAGGAGTTTGCCCAGCTGTTCACCCTGGATTCGGGCCACCGTATTGGCCGTGACGTGGCGTTGGCCATGTCGGCCGGCAGCAAGAGCGGCAAACACCGGGCTAAAGAAGGGGTTGACAAGGGGGAGGAGGGCGCCGCCGCAAAGAAGACCAAGGACGTCCTGTTGCGGCCCAAGACCGTGACCATGGACCCCCAATTTTACGCCGGCCGCTCCGACCAAGAGCGACGACGGGCCCTCCTGACCAAGTTTCAGGACCATCCGGAGATGAAGCGGCTGTTGCAGATGACCAAGCGGGCCAAACTGGTGCACTATATTGCTAAACATCCGCCGGAAGCCGACCTCCCTCTCATGGAAATCCGCCGCACCCTCGCGGTTTAGGGACGCGGGCGCCCCCCCGCGCGGGGTTTCTTGGGTTCAGTGAACAGGACCTCCACTTCTTGGTAATCGGCAGCGTGTTCGTCTAAATAGGCCACACACGTGTTCATAAACGCTTCAAAGGTCTCGTTCAGTTCCGTGGTGTATTTAGTGAAATTGCCGTTGACCACGAAATCGGCGAGAAGCTCTTTGACAATGTGCTGAATATCGTCTTGGTAAATGTCCACGTGCTGGGTCTTGGCCTGAATTTGCTGGTATTTGCTGTAATCCGTTTTGGCTAAATACTGTTTGTGGTACTGGGGGTTCATCATGTATTTCATGGTAATTTCGTCCATGAATTTGCTGGGACCGGGGGGCGCCGTCTCGTTCGGAGACGACGCGGGGGTCTCAGGCCCGGGCCCGTCGGCCTCGGCGCCGCCTTGGTCATGAGGTTCCGTGACGACCCGAGTGGGATTCTCCGGGGCCGCCGCTTTATGCATACGGTTCACCAAGAATTCATTCGGATTCCGTACCGCGGAAGGTTGTAAATAGGCACTCATCAATAATGTATCCTATACATTATTGGTAAGAAGACGAGGTTATCACTCGCAACGTACGGGTGCGAGCAATTACACCTTTGCCACTGGAAACGTTACCACGCGCATTTACAATGCGCGAAGGTTTAAAACCGACGGATGGCCATGGTCGCCACGTAGGAGCCGTTGCTCTGGTCGCCCCCGTTGGAAGCGTCGTTGTAGTTTTGGTTCATGGCGCGCTGCTTGCGGTACTTCGTGTAGTCGCTGGAATCCGGCACAAACCGCGTGTTCGTATTGGAGCAAGGCACCCCCGTGCCGTCGCAGTTCAGTATAGTGGACCCCAGGCGGGAGCCCCACTTCACGGCCAGAGGGCGGGTGGCGTTGGGAATGTTGCCACACGCGTAGTTCTGGCGGCTCAAATAGTCGCCAATGTTGTTGACGGCCTTGAATTCACCGACCGCGCGCTGGCGACCGTTGACGTTGTTGGTGGCGTAGGAGGTGTTCCACGCCCGGCGCAATATGCTGCGGATGGCGGTCTGTTCACTGCTCTTATAATTGGTAATGGTCTGTTTGGCGGAAATTCCGGGATAACCTCCCCCCAAATTAGAAACGACTTGAGCCATTTAGACGTTTATCGTTATGACTACGTATATTGTATCCGAATACATTTCCTCCCCCGCACCACGGCCTGCTAAATGATTACGCACACTTTGTACGGGGGTATGGGCAACCAGTTGTTTCAGATGGGCGCCGTCATCGCATTGTCGCTAAAAACCAACCACGAATTTTATTTTGAAGCCACCGCCGATTCCCTCGTACGTCGCTGCCCCCTGTTTGCGGCATTGCAGCCCTATTGCAAGGAACCCGACGAATGCCGGGCCTTGGAGAGTCACCTGGGCGTCACGACCATCCACGATCCCGCCGACCCCCACGTGCCCTACGACGACCTATTTGACGAGGTGTACCGGCGCGACAACTTGGACACCGTGTTCAAATTGGAGGGCTATTTCCAATCCTACCGCTTCCTAGAGGGCCACATGGACCACCTCCTCCGTCTCTTGAACATCCGTGAGCAACAAGACCGCCTCCTGGGTTCGCTGACCCACGCACCGCAGCCGCAGCAGCACGGGTGGGCGCTGCCGGCGCCCCCCGGCCTCGCCATGCATTTCCGCATCGGCGATTACTACGATTTGCAACACACGCACCCCATTTTGCCGTGCAGCTATTACTATCGCGCACTGAAACAGGCCCTGATGACCATGGACCCGGACACGCCGGTCACCGTGGTCTACGTCCACCAGGCGTCGGACAAGACCGTGATAGAAGACTACTATATTAGCCGTCTGGCCCGCGCCTTCCCCCAGTGCCTCTGGATTCCCATTTCCAGCGACATGTCCGATGCGGATCAGCTCCTATACTTGTCCTTGGCAGAACACGTCATTCTGGGCAACAGCACGTTCAGTATCTGGGCGGCGTATATGCACCGGTCCAACACGCAACGGGTGTATTATCCGTTGACCTGGTACACACACCACCACGACTACACGTGGGTCGCCCATATGACGGGGGAAGGGGACCGGCGCCACATTGTGCATTTTATGCCCTGCCGCTGGACCACGGCCAACCCGCCGTTACGTGCCGACGGCATGGTGAATACGTCGTCGCACGGCGCGGCGTGGACATGCATCGCGTGCGACCTGGACCCCGACCTGGACGTCATCCAGCAGGATATGAAGGCGCCGCCGCCCACCCCGGCGTCGTCCGTCAACACCGAGGTCAACGCGGACGCCCATCTCAAACACGGCGACTACTGGTGCCTGTGTTACAACAATCCCACCAAACATTTCAGCATGACCCAGCGGTTCCAGAAGCTGGGGCTGCCTCTGAAAATCTACCCGGGGGTGCCCTACACGGACCCGCGTATTTTGAATTCGGCCAGCAAAAGCCGCAATTTGCCCCTGCAGGTCCAGCGCGTGTGGTCCGTCACCTACGGACATTTAGACATGATACGGCGGTTTTTGGCGTCGGGCAAGGCCTACGGCATTTTCTGCGAAGACGACATTGTGGTCAACAAGACGCTGCCCCGTCATTTGCCGTACATCATGAAAGAGTGCGACGAGACCGGGATAGATTTCCTGCTGCTGGGCTACATGAAGACCCAGAAAGTGGAAGGGTGGATGCACGGACACGCGGTGTTGGCCGAGTACCGGGAAACGGAGGGGGCGTTCCCGTACGAGCACGTGTACCACGACTACCCCGACGACCAGTGGGGGGTGCACATGTACATGGTGTCGCGTCAGGGGGCGACCCGCATCCTGGAGACCTTTGCCTACGGGTACGCGGACACGTACGTGAACGACGAGGCGCGGCCGTTCAGTCCTGACTGGACCATCAGCAAATGCCCCGGGGTGCGCCGGGCCCTCCTGTCGCCGATGTTGGCCGTGGAAGACGGGGCGGACTCGTACGAGCATTATGGGCACGAAGGTCAGTGGCGGTTTCACATGGACACCTTTCGGGCCCATTACGTGGAAGGGGTCTTCATTTGATGGCGCAGGCGCCCGCCCCGAATAAGATATCCCCCAGGATATATATAGGAGCCATTGCAACCATGTCGGGAGGTACCGGAGTTTCGTCCTTGGGCGGTGTCATGCCGAACGATGCCTACAACTCGTCGCTCATCAAGTCCGCGTACCCGTTGGGCGCCCCCCACGGCCTGGGCGGCAACACGCAAGTCTACGAGAGCAAGGGCGGGTACGTCCCCGAGAAGCACAACATCAAGTTGACCCCCAAGAAACGGGGCAACCGACTGACCGGCGGTCGCCGCCGCCAGCGCCGCCAGCGGACGGCGCGCAAGCACCGCCGCAAGGCCAAGGCGTAAGCCTGTTTTTTATCTCCATGTCTTATAGAAGCGCGATAAGACATGGCCGGATCCAAGAAAGCACGCACCCCCCGTACCATGCGGGGAGGTGGATCAGTGGCCCCCGCCAAGTTGATGGGAGCAGGTGTGACGCTGTTAGGTGGGGCCAGCGGGGCCACCGACTCGGCCGCGGCCGTCGGGGGGATGGGCTCCTATACCGTCATTGGGGGGCTGGTGGTGGTGATTTTAGCCTTGATCGGATTGATTGGATATTTGATTACCTTGAATCTGCGGGACGTGGCGGTGGCCGGGGTGCCGACGGCGCCACGGGCACCGGTGGGGGCCATGGCGCCGCTGATTCCCAACGTCATGATCGGTCCGGTCGCCACGCGTACCAACCCGTTCAGCGACCCCTTGGCCCCGCCTCTGAAGAACGACGGCACGTATTTTCCGCCCGACTCTGGCGATATTCGGGGCATTCCCATGATTGCGAGTGCGACGGGGGGCGCGGCCACTTGCAATTCGTCGGCCTGCATGGGCGCCGCGGGGGCCGCGGGGGTGCCCATCAACATGCAGACCCGGGGGTACAGCCCCGATTTCTCGCAAATCGGGCTGCTCACGCGGGAACGCGCCGACCGCACGGAGGACACGTCGTTCCGTGACCCGATGATCTTGCCCCTCTTCGGACGGCGGGTCCTGAATGGCCGCGACAAGTACCAGTATTATACCATGTCCAACACGGGGGCGGTGAACACGAAATTGCCGGTCAAGGTGCGCGGACGCAATTGCGTCAACGAATACGGCTGCGACGAGCTCATGGACCGCGATACCGTCTATGTGGAGGGCTACAACGACGTGTTCCGGGCGTCCATCTACGAGAACGGGACCTTCAGCTACATACCGTACCTGTGAGGTGGGAGCGTCCAACCCACCCGCCCATCGTCCGTTTTCATGGCAGGGGAGAATATTTCATGGCCGTTTTGCGTATCACTCTACACGCGGATTTGCCGATGATACCTACTAATTGGATTACCGCTGAACAATCAGCATGATTCATGGCCGCATGTCTTATAAAATCCAGTGCATCTTGCAATTCAAAGGTAATATAGTAATCGTCATAGGTGAGAGGATCATCTATGTGTTTACACAAGTAATAGATGTTATTCCAGAAATTTCTAGGGCTAAGGCTAGGGCTATTGTCCGGTGTGTCCATAATCGTCCTGGATTTTCCAAAATCCATAATAACCATTTTTTTGTTATATGTGTCCAAGGACAGTTCAAACGAGGTTTCAGACCCCGAAAACGAATAGACGATTTTGCGTTGTTGGGTGGGTTTGAACAGCAAATTTCCCGTGTGCAAATCCTCGTGTATGAATTTGATCTGATCGTACGCCATTGCCAAAGAAAGCACCGTTTGAATCAACAAATGTTTCAACAGTCCAATGTTTTCTCGGTTCCAGCCAAATGTCGCAACGGATCCATCTTGTATGAACGGCATTACCAATACATCCTTATTGTGTTCATTGTCGGGCTTGGATTGACATATTGGTTGTGTATAGTCGGCGGGTTTCCCTTCGCGATCTATGGTAGCATGGTTGGTTTCATTGGACGTATCATTGTAACAAGAGAAAACACAAATAAATTTGATGAATCCGGGTATTCCTTTGAGAGCTTCGCCAATCATATATTCCTTTTGTGCAAAACTGCGGTATGTGTTGTTGATGGGGGATTTCGCGGGTCTGTCCATCTTGACGACGATTCGCCGGTGTTTTTTGTTCACTAGTCGGTCGGTGGCAACCGCCTGGAGTATCGTCGCTTCCTCAGTATTCCGAATAAGTTTATTTACTTGGATGGATTCACGAATGGCCTGACTGTTGTAAGAGAAAAACCCACAGTCTATGTAATATTTGGTTCCACCGGTTTTCTTATTCTGGGCATATTTTTTCAGGTGCTGTACGGGATCCATTGATATAATACATACAAATTATATTTACACCCTTGATGCGCCAAGGTGTAAAAACGGAACCTCCACGGCACTGTTGTCGCAAACTATGGAACGCCCTGACAAATGAACAGCTGGAATGGGTGCAAGAAAATTGAATTCTGCTTACGTATATAGTATGTTGTCCTATACAGCATACCATGTATAAGTTACGCGACTGGATTGACCCCGAGAAACTAGAGTGGAATTGGTTATCCCGTAACCCGGCCGCCATCCATTTGCTAGAACAGAATCCCGATAAGATAGACTGGGTTTGGTTATCCCGTAACCCGGCGCCGGCCGCCATCCATTTGCTAGAACAGAATCCCGAGAAAATCAATTGGATTTATTTATCCAGTAACCCGGCGCCCGCTGCCGTCCATTTGCTAGAGCAATACCCCGAGAAAATCCATTGGTCTTGTTTATCTGCCAATCCTGCGGCCATCCATCTCTTAGAACAACACCCCGAGAAAATCAATTGGAATTATTTATCCAGTAACCCGGCGCCCGGCGCCGTCCGTCTACTAGAACAACACCCCCAGAGAATCCATTGGGGGTGGTTATCTGAAAACCCGGCGCCCGCCGCCGTCCGTCTCCTTGAACAGCACCCCGAGAAAATCAATTGGCCTTGCTTATCCCGTAACCCGGCGCCCGGCGCCATCCGTCTCCTTGAACAGCACCCCGAGAAAATCCATTGGGGGTGGTTATCTGAAAACCCGGCGCCCGCCGCCATCCGTCTCCTTGAACAACATCCCGATAAAATCCATTGGCGATACTTCTCCACCAATCCGGGAATATTCACCTACGATTACACCAAGATGAAAACATCCCGGCGCCACCTCCACGAGGAACTCATGCAGAACCGGTTTCATCCCCAGAACATGGGCAAATTTAAGGGCTGGGGGTATGACATTGAATTACAGAAAGAATAGACTAGACCCGTCGTCCAACGGCGGCGGTGGCGGCTAGACCCATTCCAACTGGCCGTTCACCACTTGCACCGTTTTATTTGGTAAGCGGTCAGTACCATGTTTGACCAAGAAACCGCGCAGCAACTCCAGTTTATCTTTGTCCAACGGTTTGACGATGACGTAGTCCGCCCCGCGGACCACGAACCCTTGGATCTCATCGGGACCGTCTTCGCCGGTCAAACCGACCACCAATTTGTTGTAGGGGAGGTTTCGCAGTGCCACCACGACATCCCAGCCGTTCATGACCGGCATGTTTTTGTCCAGCAGGACCAGGTCAATCTTGTCTTGGTATTTATTCATTTTTGTCAAGGCGTCGGCCCCGTCCTCCGCCGAATAAATGTAGCCAAAGAGGGAGGTGCTGTTCAACAATTTATACATCATCTTGCGATTCAACACACTGTCATCCACCAAGAGAACCCTGTAGGTCGGTGCACGGGATGTGTTTTCGGACGCTTTTCTAGAAGTTTTTTTGCTTATCGGAGAATGAACCAGGAGGGACGCGTCGTGGCACATGGTCAACGGCAATACAATCACGAATTGATTCCCCCGCGGTTCCAAGAATTGATGGTCAATCGTGCCTCCGTGCAATTCCACAATAGTTTTACAAATGTACAGACCCAAGCCCGATCCGCTGGTAGAATTGAAGGTCTCAAACAGATGCTCTTTGATATGCGGTAACAGAGGGTCGTTGGTGTCCTGGACAGAAATACGCACGACCTGTTGGTCTTCCGTCTTGGACAATGCCGCGATTTCAATGACAATGGCGTTCTCTCGTGTCACGTCGCGGTATTTGATCGCGTTTTTCAACAAATTGATGAGGACGTGTTTGATGTTGTGCACGTCGCCGTAGTTCCACAGAACGACCTCCGGGTCAATATAGTACGTGAACGTCACGTTGGATTCCTTGAAATTGTACAGAATCAGGACTTCCACGTTCGTGACGAGCTTGAGGAAGGAAAAGGGTACATACTCGTTCAACTCAATATTGTCGTCTTGGACCGTGACAAACTTGGTGAGAATATTTTCAATGAACCCCGCACTTTGTTGTAGGTCTTTGATGGTTTGTTTGTTCTCGGAATCGTTGGCACGTTGTTTCAACAGTTGCAGCCCCATGGTGATGGTAGAAATGGGCGTGCGCAATTCGTGAACAAAACATTTCATATACACGTCGCGATTGATACTGGCCTGCCGGGGTTTTTGTAAATCACGTATAGTGAACGAATCGTCTTCCGCATCTACGAGCTCTTCCTCTGGAACCACGCTGGGACAATTGTGACGCGAAAGGGCCGGCGTAATCGGACGTATGCGAGGTTTGGGTCTAACAAATTTACTGAATAAATGTTCTAATCGCTTCAGTAACGGTCTGTCATGGT